CCAGAAGATCCACTTGTTCCTGAGCTTCCACTTGTTCCTGAGGATCCAGAAGATCCATCGATACCTGAAGTTCCTGAGCTTCCAGAAGATCCACTTGTTCCTGAGGATCCACTTGTTCCAGAAGATCCGCTTGTTCCATCGATACCTGAAGTTCCTGAGCTTCCACTTGTTCCCGAAGATCCACTTGTTCCAGAGGATCCACTTGTTCCTGAGGATCCACTTGTTCCTGAGGATCCACTTGTTCCTGAGGATCCACTTGTTCCAGCCAATCCCGAAGTTCCAGAAGATCCACTTGTTCCAGACAATCCCGAAGTTCCAGAAGATCCACTTGTTCCATCGATACCTGAAGTTCCTGAGCTTCCAGCCAATCCTGAAGTTCCAGAAGATCCACTTGTTCCTGAGCTTCCACTTGTTCCAGAAGATCCACTTGTTCCAGCCAATCCTGAAGTTCCAGAAGATCCACTTGTTCCAGCCAATCCTGAAGTTCCAGAAGATCCACTTGTTCCAGAAGATCCACTTGTTCCAGTCAATCCTGAAGTTCCAGAAGATCCACTTGTTCCAGAGGATCCACTTGTTCCTGAGGATCCAGAAGATCCACTTGTTCCAGCCAATCCTGAAGTTCCAGAAGATCCGCTTGTTCCAGCCAATCCTGAAGTTCCAGAAGATCCACTTGTTCCAGACAATCCTGAGGCTCCAGAAGATCCGCTTGTTCCCGAAACACCAGAGGTACCGCTAGATCCTGAAGTTCCACCTCCTCCACCTCCCCCTCCTGAAGTTCCTGAAGTTCCGCTAGTTCCTCCCCCGGTTCCCGAAGGAACAAGATCCCAAAAATATCCACTCCAGACATATAGATTTCCTGTTTCGAGATCTAAAAATGCCTGTCCTAATTTCGGGGATTGGGGAAATCTAGCCATTCGTATTAAATTCTAGATTATTTAAAAATATTTTTTTTGAATCTTTTTCCTCCTTCATTAATTATTTTTTCGTCTTAGCTAAAATCATTTACTCTAGCTATATATCCTGACTAAAAAACTATAAGTAGAGGTCCTTTCCTTTATCTTCCCATTCTTTATTAGTGATTGGCTTGGAAGATAAATCCCAGTTTTTATCTGGATTTATGATTTTCTTTTTTGCTTTGTACCAATCATTAAAGGTCCATATGAACCTATTGTAATTTTTTCCTACGATTTTAAAACCAGTATCCCCGGGCTGTATAGCTACCGGGGACTGTGGTGGTGCATAAAATTTAGTTTCTGACTTGTTGTCTTTTCCCATTTTTAAATTTCATGTACGACTGCTTCAATCTTAGTTTTAGAAATTCTAGTGGTTTCATAACCGCCAATACTTCCTCTAAGATATTCTGCAATCTTTTTTTCAACTTCTAGAACAGATTCTCCAGAAACTAAAAATTCAGCTGTCTTCTGGATAGTTTCACCTTTTTTGGTAACCTCTCCAGTTTCAAAACTTGTTTTTACTAAGTAATAACTCATCCTTACTTCTTTTTAGCTTCTTGGATTTCCACTCTTAAATCTTGTGCAAGTGCTTTTAATTTTTGCATTGCAACTCTAACTCTTGTTCCTGCCGAGTCATTTCCTTTAGTAAAGAATTTTTCAGCATCTGCTCTTGTCTGTTCTAGTAGAGCAACTAGTTCTTCGAACTTTTCCATGTGTTACTGTGTTTATTATTAAAATTACAGAATTTATACGGCATAATTCGAAAAATGTTTCTTTTATCTACTAATTAAAACTGAATTTTTATCACTCCCCTCTTGGATAGCCCAGTCTCCGATTACCGGTCCAATTACTGATTTCATATATTCCAAATAGCTTCCTTTTCCTTTAAAGAACAAAGTTTCTTGGATCTCGTCATATATCCGGCTAACCTTAGAATTCTTTTCTAAGTAATCTAAAAGACATTTAGAAACACATTCTAGAATTCTTGAAGTTTCGTTCTCGTCACATTTAAATCTTTCGTTATTAGAAGATGGTATATCGGATTTATCTACCGCTATATCTGCTATTAAATCCTCCGAGATTTGGTAAAGCCCCAAAACACAATAGGAATTTTTAGATCCCGATATAACTTCCTTTTCTGAATATTTTCCTATTATAAGATGGAATCCTTTTTCTTCTTTTTTATCTTCGAGATTAAAGAAATAATTATATTGATCTTTTTCTTTTTTAAGAAGAAATGGGGATGTACCAAAGCCATCAGCTTCATTTACAAATTCCCAATTTCTAAAATTTAATAAATTTTTCATATGTTTAAATCAAATTATCGTCTATTTCTTTTCCTATAGTAGTGTATATATCAGTATAGTTATGAGCATCCTTTTGGTTTCCTATCGCTGTAGGAACTACAAATACTCCTTTATTAGAAAAATCCGAATAATAATTATCTACCGTAGTTTGACTAACTTTAGTTAAAGCAGAAGACCAAGTAGCTTTTGGTCCATAGGTTCCTTTAACAACTAAAAGTTTAGCATTGGGAAATTTCTTTTTTAACTCTTCTACTAGCTTATTTACAGTATCTGTGCTTCTCGCAAATATTCCATTTGTCCCTATAGAGATAACAACATTTTTTACGGTCGAATCACTTTTTCCATAAGATTTAACATAATCCAAAAGAGTTTTTATAGCAATTCCCCCTTTCCAGAGAGAAGAAGGCCCAGCATTTTTATCTATTAGATCGGCTTGTGAGCATTTAGCAATATTCGGGGATAAAGAATCCCCTATAACTATGCTCTTTCCTGGAGGAGTAAAAGGATTCCTTTGCGGTGTTTTTGGCTGGGAAGAATTATTTTTTGGGATTTCTTTATTGGAATTAATAGTCGATCCCCCAGTAAAAGAAGATTTCCCAGAAATTATAGATCCAAATGTGGATAAAGAATCTCTGTTTTGGTCGAAAATAGATTCATTTAAAAATTCTTGAAATTTTAATAAATTTTTCATTTTCTTCTTTTCTTTGTTAGATAGGAAAAGTATTTTTCTTTGTCCGAATAAATATCCCCTTTTTGATCTTTAGATATATGAGGGTATAAAGGATTACCTTTAGGATCATTTATCCAGCTATCTATCCAGCTAGATTCTGATTTTTTAATTTCTTCTTTGGCAGGGTACATATATTTAGATTCCAAAACTTCTCCGCTGTATCCATATTCTTTAAGAAAATTCACTAGCTTAGAAGAAGGAAAGGCATCGATGTGGGTGGATCCCGGGGCTAGAGCATGGATATAAACACCGGGTTCTTTTGCTTGATCCTTAGTCAATTTTTTTGAAGTGTATTCTTCTCCCTCAGCGGGTTCTGGAATCCCAAAAACCTTAGTATAAACATTTCCGCTTATTCCTTTTTTTATTTCCGGATATTCCTTTAAAATCGCATCAAAGAAATCTTTAAGGGCTTTTATTTGTCCGTCAGTATAATCTAGATAATATCTATATCCGTTAAAAGTAAATCCTAAATCTACTATTAAAGGATAATAACTTTCGTCTAGCTGCGTTTTTCCATCATACCATTTATTGTCTTTTAAAGCAACTCCTCCTCCACTAGCTATCTCTATAGAAATACTATGGTCGTTTAGACCATTTGTGGCCCAAACAGTTTCATTGTGAGGAGACCCTTTTATTAATTGCCCATCTCTTCCTATTGCATAATGGACACTATGTCCTCCCCCTTTATTAAATACATACTTTATTACGTCCTCTCCTCTTTTATTTTCTCCGTCAGTATAGTGTAAAGCTATCTGAAAAATTTGGGAAGGGTCCCTGGTGATTCCTGAAATTCTAGAAGCTATGGAATATTTAGAAGATTGAGATAGATCTGGAGATTGATAAGATCCAGAGATTGACAGAAGATTGGATCCTGAACCTATTGTAGGAGCTTGAGATCCGTCATTTTGTATTATTTCTTCCTTATCCCCATAGTGGGTAGATAAATCTTTATTCTGAATTATTTTTCCAAAATCGGATATAAAATCAGATCCAAAATCGAAAAAGTTTTCATTTATAAATTCATTAAATCCCTTTATTCTTTTCATTTCATTTATTTTATAAAGGTAATAAATTTTTCTGTCAATCTTCCCGATTTGTGGATAGCCTCTTCATATCCTCTCCTAGATTTAAATTTAGTTAGATCCGAAAAATCTCCTGGATGCCCAAGTCCTCCTCTTCTGTGTATCTCATAATGGACACCTTGAACTTTTTCTAGAGGAACATAAACACTTAACTTATTTCCTTTTAGATCCATTTTAATGTTGCTTAATACTGGTTTTGCGTTTATCGTTTCAAGATAAGAATTTAATTCTAGAGTTAAGACATTAAGTAATTGATGTATAGTATCCCCCTTTCCACCGAATTTATGCTTAAGTAAAAAACCAGACTGAGGACCATTATAAGTTATATTAAAGTGATCCGGTGTTTTGTCTATTTCAATTTTAGGAACTGCCTTATTATTAATTTTGTTTACACCATTCCAAAATTTCTCTTTTCCGAACCAAGTCCAGCAGTCATTATTTTGACATTGATCTTCGTCGTTTCGAGAAGTTGAAAATTGGCTGGGAATTGAATATTCTTCCTTTCCGGGAGATGTACCTGGGGACTCCGGGTCCAAATAGGTCCCTGAATCTCTAGAAGAAGGGTATCCAGAACTTGTTTTGGATCCCGAAATTATAGATCCAAATGAAGATAAAAATTCTTCGCTTTTCCCAAAAAAAGATTCGTTTATGAATTGATTAAATCTCTTTATTTTTTTCATATTCTATATATCTATTCACTTTCCAACGATTCATTGGTTTTTACATGAGAATTCATCCCAGTAACCAAAGAATTATAGAGAGAAGATATAGAAGGAGGGACTAATTTTTTAAATGAGGTAAAGTCTTCATTTTTTATTTTTTCTCTTACCTCAGTAGCACTAGTGGATCTAGGGGTTTTTATTAGTTCGATATCTTTAGGAAAATCTGAACCATTTTTCTTTAGATAATCTATCTGTTTTTTATAATCTAACATTCTGTCTTCCCCGGCTCCTATCCTTTTAATGTTAAATCCATGAGATTTACAAGTTCCGTAAATTACCCCGAGAAGACCTTTTCCTACTATAAAAAATCCGCATATTAGATCTGGGTTTTCCCTTACTACAGATTCCATATATTTTTTAACCAAATTTTCATCGAAAGGGGATTTCCCGGATGTGTTGTGTCCCGGGTGAACAACCGCAACCATACAAGGAAGACCGTTTTCCTCTTTCATGACTTTTGCCATTTTTAAGTGTCCATTGTGAAATGGCTGAAATCTTCCAATTAGAACATTTACATCTTCTAATTTTTTTTCTGGATCCCCCTGGTCTTCTTTTAATTCTTTTTTGGAAATTTCGGAATCATCTATAGTTTCTAAAGCAGATATAAATTCATTATAAGAATAAAAAGGATCTTCTTCTTTTTCACCTTCTGTTTCTTCGGTAACATAATTTATTTTATTCTTATCAGAATTCTTTCTTTTAAAATCTAAAAATGTAGGAAGGTCCGATTCAAAAACAAAAGATTCTTTTATACTTTCCACCTTTTTCTGTATTTCCTGTATCAGAAGATTGAATTGTTCTAATGCTCCTTGATTTATTAGACCCCCTGCTCTCTTTTTTATTTTTCTAAATGAATTTAAAATAAGCTTAAAAAGAGATTCAAAAGATTCGTCTTCATCTATATAATTTATAACTTCCTTATTTTTTATAAATTTTTTATTTACTCTAAATTCATCTTTTTTGAGATATTCTGGCTCTTGGAAATCTGCTCCTTTGTACATATCATAATATTCCTGGAGGAAATCTACAAAAACAGAAGATATAAAAGAAACGTATCTTTCATCGTTAGTGTCTCCTTTACATTCGAAAGAATCTACTCCTCTTTCCAAGATAAAATTCATTACATCTATTAGAGTTATCCCAAGGAAATCGCTGGGTTTTTCTTCTTTTCTCTTTTGAGCTTTCGATTTTGCTATTTCGGTAAATAAAGGATCTACCATTTTAGAAAGAATAGGATCTCCCCCTGAAGGGTCTCCGAATCTAAAAACTATTCCTTCTATAGCTTTATCCAAATCTTCATTTAGAGCTGTTTTCTTTAATTCTGGATTTAAAACACCTATTATGAATCTAACGAAACTCTTAGTTTTAAATTCCTCTATTAATTCGTTAAAAGGAGTTCTTAAAAAATCTAGAATTTTATTTTTCTGGTCTTCTTCTAGATTTCCTTGAAAAATAATCGGGGGTCTTTCTATTCCTAAAAGATCCGCCCAGGTGTCTAATTTTTCCTTTTCCTGTATTGTTCTAGCTATCGTTCCAGATTCCTCTATTACATGGACATAAGAAAGAATTAGATTATTTTTAGGTATTCTATCGTATGCAATTTCTACCGGTTGAGGACTAGAAAAGTATTCTAGACCAAATTTCCATCCTCTTGGAATTTTATTTAAAATATGGGGAGGTAAAGATTCTATATACTGTATTGGGGCTTCGTAGTATTTCATTAAAGTTCTATCCACCATAGTTATAGGATTTCTTTGATCCCTTTTATAAAATTTAAATTTTCCTGTTTGTAAATCTCTTTCGAAAATAAAAGCAGATCCATCCATTTTCTCATTTACAGTTACATAGGTATTAAATAATTTCTCTATGAAATCCTGTCCTTTTTTGTTGTATAAATCGTAAAGATGTGATATTCCTGACATTTTATTTTATTTCGTTTCTAGCAAATATAAGATTTTATATGGGATAAAAAAATTATTTTGATGGTAAATAGTTTATTTCGGTAGGAACCGGGAGCCCCGTACGTTCCATATATTCTAAAAATCTTTCCTTTATTACGGGTAGTTGATCCTTCATTGGAAAATCTTTAGAAGTTATTATTTTAAAAAGGGATTCAAAAGTTTTAATTTGATCTTGTGTGTAACCTTTTCCCAAAGTATAGTCGATAAATTCTTGGGGATCGTTAGTTATGAATTTTTCTCCCCCTTCTATTTTTTTAGGATTTTTTAATCTATCCTTTTGTTTCCCTCTGAAGGTTTTAGTATTTAAATAAAGACCATCGCTAAGTATTATAACCGGGGATTCGTAATCTAAAACTTCCCCTTCTTCATTAGAAGCTAAAATATTTCTTTTTGCGGATAGTATTGCTGATAAAAGCCAATTTCTATGAGCAGATTTATATTTACTTTCTCCAAATCTGTAGTCTGGGGAATAATAAATAAACTTAGCCCATTTCATAGAAGATAAAGGGATTAGATCCAATTGAACTATTCCTAATTCTGGATCTCCTTCTATTGGCCATCCTATACTAACTATATTTAATCCTCTAAGAAAATTTATCTCGGGGTCAAATCCTAAAATTTCTTTAAGGTTCAAGGATAATATCTCGTAAATTTTTTTGGAGCATTCATTATAGGAAACCCCTTGATTGGAAGAAAAAATCTTTCCATCATACCCAAGATCTAAATCTCCTGATTCGTCAGAAGGGTTTTTCTTTTTCCCTATACTTCCTATTATAATGTACTCATCCCCCAATTTCTGTGGATCTATTCCCAAAATAGGTAATAATTCATTTTGAATACTCTCTAAAGTTTTTGGAAATTCGTCTTCCCTGATCTTTCTCGCGGTCTTTATCGCATTTCCTCCTTCGAAAAGTTTTAAAAATTCTTGAAATCTCAAATACCCCTTTTCCATTTAATTTAATTTATATTCAGATATGAGATCCTCCAATTTTTCTCTCGTTGCAACTCCTACAATTTTCTTTTTTACTTTTCCATTTTCAAGAACAATAAAAGTAGGAATACTTTTTATCCCGTATTCGATACTTATTTCTCTATTTTTATCTACGTCTACTTTATAGAATTCCAATCTATCCGAATTAATATCGGAAAATTCTTTAAATACAGGTTCCGAAACTTTACAAGGCCCGCACCAGGTAGCATAAAAATCTATTACGATGGGTTTATTGGAATTTTCTATAAATTCTTTTAGTTCTTTTTCGTTAATTTCTATTGCCATAATTTTATTTTTATATATTCAAAAAATTATAATTTTACTTTGAATATCTTGTAAGGAAATTTTTCTTTTTTGTATATCTCTATTCTAGCCAAACTATGCTTCATTAGATAATTTTGGTATTTGGGGACACTAAAATCGTCCACAAAATCTATTATATTTACACTTTCTTTTCCCTCCATCTTTCTCATTCCCCTACCAAGACTCTGTTTTATTAAAACCTCACTCTTATAAGATTCCACTAAAAATATATTATGTAGATTATTTATAGAAATCCCGGTAGAAAAAGTACCGTATGTAGCTACAAGAATTTTATTTTCTCCTTTCGCCATTCTAGATTTATATTCTTCTCTAAGAGATTCTGAAGTATCCCCGTCAACATAAAAAACCTCCTTATCCGAGGTCTTTTCCCTCAGGAGATTCCATATATTTTTTCCATACTCATCTTTTACTGATTGGAAAAGAACTAGGGAATTCTTAGAAGTTCTGGATATAAAATCAACTACGTAATTTAGCCTTATTTTACTTTCTATAACTAATTTTCTTTCTAGGTTATATACGTCATTCCCTTCCAGATTATTAGTATTAAGTTTTAATTCTGCAAGTTTTTCTTTATATTCCGGATCTAGCCAATCCATAATAACTACCTTTACGTGAACCGGAGTAGCATAGTTATTTTGAAATAAGAAATTTGGTGATATCTCCATAATCAAAGGACCAAGAAATTGCTGTATAGTAAGATGATCTGCAGTTCCTCGTTTGGTTAAAGTTCCGGTTAATCCATATCTCCATTTTGCATGCATGCATTTGGAAACTATTTTCTTTATAGAATTTGAATTAGTGTAATGGGCTTCATCTATAAAAACTACGTCTACCTCTTCAAAAAAATCAGATTCCTTTTTAACCAAAGACTGGAAAGTTCCTATTATAACATCGCAATCTCCTCTTAATTTACTCCCTCCCCCTATCTGTTGGATTCTAGATCCTATTTTATCTAAACCGTAATCGATAAAATCATCATTTCCTTGGAAAACTAAATTCGTAGTAGGAACTATCATAAGATACTTACGTATTAGTCCCATAGATTTAAGGTACGCAAGTATCATGAAAGAGATTAAGGTTTTACCACTAGAAGTTGCTACTTCGCTTATAGAGTACCTATATTTAATTATTTTCCATGCCGTTTCTATTTGGTAATCCCTAGGCATAATATCAGGATTTCCCCCTATTCCACCTTCGAAGAAATCATTAACCCATTTAGTAAAATCCTCTAAAGTTAGATCCTTTAGAATTATTTTATCGAGACCTGTTATCTCTATCTTTATGGAATATTCTTCTCCTATTTGTAAAACTTCTCTCCAAAGTCCTATAGGGATTTTCCAAAATCCTCCTTTCTTTTCTATAAAACAAATATCCCCCGTCCACAATTTTTTTTTAACGAGTGGATGAAAATAGAAATTATGGATCTTTTTAGTTAAAGATATTTCTATCTGTTTTTTCTCGACTTCATCTTCGAATTCTAAAAGAACCATCCACTGCTCATCTTCTGAAACTTGAAATTTTAACATTATAATTTTTTTATTTTTGGGTTTTTAGTTGCCACCCTTCTATTTTATTATCTTTTATTCTCTGCCTTGTGCATTTAAAATATCTCGAAGCTTCGGAACAATTATTGAAATCGATTGAGAAATTATCTAAAATCCTAATAGCAAAAACCTTTAAAGAATTTTTTTGGGTTTTATTTATATTCTTATCCCTCAGAATATTTTTAGTTTCTTCCTTAACTTTTCTACCTCTTAAAGAATTAGATATATTTTTTTTGTGTTCTTCTTTTAAAGGTTTATTAGAATGTGATTCCGACATTTTTTTTCTAGATTCTTCAGAAAAAGTAATTCCCTTTTTAGAATTTGACATTTTTTCTCTAGTTTCCTCGGTAAGTTTTTTTCCTTTGTTGTGAAAAGATATAATTTTTTTATGATCCTCTGTAATTTCTATTCCGTATCTAAAAGAATTCTCCCCTGTATATTTCCCCTTTAAAGTTTTTGAAATTTTTTCGGATATCTCTTTGTTCATAATAAAAGAACTTCCTCCATCAGCAACATTATATCCTATAGATTTATCTTTGGAATTTAATTCTTTTATCCAAAATTTTTCTTTTTCGTTCGTAATTTCCTGGGATTCACATTCTTCCAATATAACTTTTGAAAAATTTACTTTTCCGTATTTCTCTACTGCTTGTTTTATAAAAATTCCACTACCCATATAATCGGGATTATTATATTTAGATTGCCCTATATAAATTTTTCCGTTTATTAAGTTTGTAGTTTTATAAATGAACATAAAAATCCAATTTATTCTATATATTATTTAATTGTAGATCCCCTTAAATATTCCTCCAGAGATATTCTCTGTCTTATTCCGTATAACATATGATCTACGGTTTGAACGGTCTGATCTATAAATTTTCTATGTCCTTCTACCAATTCTAATTTTTCTACTATTTCCGAAAGATCCCCTTCTACAAGAGTTTTTATTTCATTTACTCCGTATCTAAAATTACTATTTTCAGAATAATCTTTGGTCTTTTTATTTCTCTCTGTCCTATATTTAGAATTTAATCTAGCTATAATAGAAGCAAGTTTATAGCTATATTCCAATAGAATTTGTCTCTGGCTAAAGAGATCTATCTGGGCATTTGCTACCGTTTTTATATCTTTTAGCTGTAGAGAAATTACTTGGATTTTTTCTCTCCATTCAGATCTTTCCTGTTCGAATATTTTTCTAAAATCTACTTTATCGTCTGACATTTAAAATAAGTTTTTCTTGTTTTTCTTGTTTTTACCGGATTCCACTATCTTAAAAGATTTACACATTTCTTTCTTCTTAGGAACAGGATCTTTTATTATAGGGTCTTTAAACTCTAGGGTTTCTCCTTTTAAAGGATCTTCTTTTATCTTAAGGGGAAATTTTAATTTAGGAGAATCCTGTTCTCTAAGTTCTTCCTCCCAAGAATGGGTTTTATCCTCTATTACAGAAGGATCTTTATCTGACAAAATATCTAAGGTCCAATACATCTTTAGTAAAATAATTATCAAATCTTCTTATCTTCTTTCCTGAAGATCTTAAATAGATTACAAGATCATTAAGATCCCATTTTCTATTTTTTGTTATTTCGTGCTCTTCCAAAAATTTTCCCCAGTTAAAAACCATTTTCCCTTCTCCTAGAAGTTCCATTGATTTATCTATTCCTGCTTTGTCCCAATCGTACCAATACCTTATATTATTAACTCCAAAAGGAAATCTGTTTTCTATAGAACAAAGACCAACTGAATTAGACCAAAGCCAAGAATCCATAGGCCCTTCAAATATAGTAATTTCTTTTCCGAAGTCCAATCCCCCAAGTCCAAAAACATGGGAAACGGGATCAACCTTTTGGGATTTTTCTATTACTGATTCTTCATTTATTCCAAGAAGTTTAGAATAAATTCCGCTAAGTCTATAGGTTAAATATTTAGAAGATCCCTTTATTGAATTCATATTTCTAATCTGAAGACCCATTATCTTATTATCCGACGTTAAATTAAAAAGAAAAAGTCTTTCTTTTTTGGGATCCCAAGCAAATTTAGAATCTGGATTTTGGTGTCTTCTTTTTACATACACCAATATCTTGGATTGATCTACATCGATAAGACCTAGGGAATTACAGAAATCATTTCTATCGATAAGAACAGAATTAAAATCATTATCTATAAAATAAGAAAAATCTATTTTTCCGTACGAATTAACCCTTTTACTTTTATTATCCTCTAGTATTTGGGATATCTCTTTTCTTTCCCCGCCTGAAAGATTTCCGTATAGACCAAAATCTTTAAAAAAGGATATAGAATCTTTAAAAACCCCGCATCCCCCATTATAGCACTTGTATGTTAAAGTATCTAAATAGAAATTTCCCCTCTTCTTTCTTGGATTTTTACTATCCCCACAATAAGGACAGCATATATTCAATCTGTTTAAAGATTTAGATATGCTTTGCTTTAAGGGGGAATCCGAAAATTCTTTCCTTAAAACACCAGAAACCAATTCTTCTATTCTAGAAGCTTCCATTTTTATTTGAGATAAAAAAGGCAGCTAAAAAGCTGCCTTCTATTTTTGTTTTTATATCTTATAGATCTGCGTATAAATCATCTAATGATGATATACCTCCTCCTGTGCTTGGGGAAGAATCTGAAGTGTTATCCGAAGAAGATTTCGTATTAGATGCTTCGCTATAGAAAGAATTGAAATCTGAGATCTGCTCAGAAGAAGCCTGTGTTGGATTAACTGAAGGAGCAGTTCCGCTTCCAGTAGTATAAGATTGTACCGGAGAAGAATAAGAATTATTAGAAGGTGAAGAAGCAACTCCTCCGATAACTTCATTAACTAATCTTCCTTCGGGAACAGAATTTCTAATTACAGACATAACTTTTTGTGTTGTAGCCTCATCCCAATCTTTATAATCAAAAGAAGATAAATTCTTAGGACCATTGTTAAGATAATCTACGATCTTTTTCATGTCTGATTCGTTTCTTTGCATGGGAACTCCTTCGATCTTAATAGGAGATGGGTTTCCAACAAATGAGCAAAGATCATAATTATTCCATTCTCCAACTTTTCTTACTTGGATAGCAAATTCTCTACCATTAAATAGATCAAAAGGATTTGAAGGATCTCCGTACTCAGGTTTTAACTGAGCTTCGATCATATCATTAAGTTTTTTACCAAACTTAAAAATCATGATTTTTCCTTCCATCTCAGGAGCATTTTTATCCTGAACGATTTGGATCAAAGAGTAAAAATCTTCCTTTCTAGAAAAAGACTTAGCCAATTCCTGATCTGCTGCAGAGTGAGAATTTTTAAGTTTCCAGAAAAGATCTTTTACGATTGATTTTTTACCCACAGTTGAAGGGCAGTCTACCGGAAATGATTCTCCAGAAACTGGATCATTCAAATAAACATAATATTTGTGGATTTTAGATTTAGCCGGATCTACCGGATTAGGTACGAAACGGATTAAAGACTTATAAACTCCATCTTTTCCGTTTTCAGGATAAGGCTTATAAAATTCCAAATCCTTTTCTGTTTTTGCATTTACTTTAGTTACTAAAGAATCTGCACTCAAATTAAAAATGTCCAAATTTTCCATAATTACTTTTTTTTAAATTTTAAATTAACACAAATTATACACTAAAATCGGAGAAATATTTCCGATCATTTTAAATTATTTTTTAAAAATAAAAGAATCCAAGTTGCATCTACTATATCATCCACTGGCTTATTAACTACTTTCTTCGGGGTAATCCATTCTCCCTTATTTTCCTCCAGTATCTGGGTCAATTCATTCATATTAGTTCCCTCCTCTTTTAAATCAACCAAAGCATGGTAAAGTTCATCCTTTTTGGCATTTCCTTTTACCGCAAACTTTTTAATTGATGTGGGAGAAAAAACATGAAAATTTTCCACTCCTATAGAATTGATGATTCTTTCTCTTAGTAGAGCAGTAGCCATTGCTATATCAACAAGAGAATTACCATTAGAAGAAAAGCTAAGTCCTTCCATAGCTACTTTAAATGGTTCGTCTCCCATTTCATTAGAAATTGCATCCCATAGATTATCAACTATTTCTAAAAAATATTCTATTTTTATTCTTTCCCTTTCGGAATATTCCGAAGGGAGTTCTTTTTTATCCAAAAAAATAAATCTTAAATCCTCCACATCGCTAAGAATTGCGAATGGTTTTTTAGAATTCTTTTTAAGAGATTCTTCTGTTCTATCCGATCTCGTCAAAGATCCCCATACATACTTATCGTCTTTGAGACAACAAAAAGAAGGAGAATTGATCGAGAAATCTATCCCGACTAAATTCATAAAAATTATTATAAATCAGCTGGTTCGCTTTGTCCTACGCTTCCTGTATATCCGTATTCTTTGGATAGTTTATCAAAACAGGATTTCATTTGTTGATCAGAAAGACAATCTACTAGATCATTCAATACTCTTTGATCGTTACCACAAGCAGCTATCAGAGCATTCTTCATCTGGTCTTTTTCACTATAAAGTGATTGACCGTACTTCATTTCATTAATTTCCTTTAATTCCGTAAAAGTTCTCATAATTATTATTTTTTAGTTTATATATCTTTTTTTAAAATATTTTTATCCGTATATTTGTTTGATGTAGCAATTAATTATCCTTTGAGGAGAAATCTCAGGGATAGTTACTTTTGTTAAAAAGAAAAAATCGTTAGCATATAGAAAATAATTGTAATTTTCAAATCTAACCCCTTTAGAAAGTCCTATTAAATCATTTAAATATATGTTTCCCTCATTTCTAAATACTGTGTTTTCCGGGAGAATTAATTTTTCCAGATGAACAAATCCTTCATTAGAGAAGCAAACATTTTTTGGGATATAATTAATATCTTGTAAATCCACATTTGAATGTCCAGTAATTATTAAAATCTCTCCCTCTTCTTCATAGGGATATTTTCTGATGTCCAATAAACTTTTAAATGATTTTAATTCTTCTTCCGTCATATCTCCATTTTTATATCCAGATAATTACATTTAAAGCCAACAGAGAATGCAGAAAATTGAGGATTGTTTGAAGTATAATTTAGTTCTATTTCTGCAAAAGAAGTAAATAAAACCTCTTGAAAAACAACCGAAGCAACAATATCCCCTTGACTATCCATTATCCTTAAAGGCAAGTTCATGAGAAAAACCTCGGGATTTGCAAAATTTATAAAATCTAATATTGTATCTAGCATTATCCAATAGCTCATAAACCCATCTGTCATTTTCATGGTAATGCTAAATTCCTTCGTAAAAAGGTCCTGTACAGGATTAGATCCTTTATAAGCTATCTTTTTTCCTAGTTTTCTTACCTGCTCAACAGAATCTAAAGATAAAGTAGGAAAAGAAATAGACTGTATCGTACTATTTATATACTGTTCTACCGTATCAAAAGGGATAGGCTGTTTTTTTATATAAGGCAAATATTTTTCTGTTACCCTCTCAGGAAAAAATCCCCTTGGGAAGTTAAAATAAAAGCTATTACCTCTAGGATTTAAAATCATTTATTATATTTGAATTGTAAGTCTATTTTTTATAGTAGATATATCTAAAATACTATATCCATTAATATTATTTGTAGCATTACTATATAAACCTAAAAATTTATTCTTCGTGGTCTGAGGGTATTTAGAATATAAATCTACAAGTTGGTCAACTATAATATTTAGATCCGTGAAATTACTTGTCGGAGAAGCAAAATTAAATCCAAATCCTTGCTGTGAGGTAGAAATAGATCCCGTTGAATTTTGGCTAAATATATTCTTTATTCCTGTGATTATAGAATTATCTAAAGCTGTTCCGGTTAAAGAAGATAGAATATCGCCCTGGGACTGATTCGATCCGGTGGTTCCGAGTGCAGAAGAAACATCAAAGCTAGAAGCAGGTTTCAGCGTATTAACAGAAGGTTTTGCTGGGGATTTAGCAGGAGGGTTTATTGGCCTCTTTATAACAGGCAATCCTTCTAGGCCTATAGCGGAAGAAGAGGAAGTTGGAGGTAACTCCACTACATCTTTTTCTCCTGCAGGCTTCCAGTATCCCCAGTATATAACGTTTGCCTGAAAAGTTTTAGCTGGGTCGGATATAGATTTTGCGGCATTGATTGCATTAGCTCTATCCAATATTCTTCCTTTTATTCCTTTCTTCAGAGAAACTAAAGGCTCGATCGGTCTCTTTGCGGATTCCCGGATAGATTTCTCCGGATTCAAAGATTTAGAAGGATCCGGATCTTCAGTTCCGGAAGTTATAAAGAATCTTCTATCTTTAAAGCTTAATACTTTAGAGGCATTAGATTCATCTATCTTAAATAAAATCTCTCCTTTTCCTGGATTTGCGATTGTATTATCCGAAAAAGATTTTATATTTAACTTTTCTCCTTTTTCGGCAATAAAAGATATTCTAATAATTCCAAAGGAAGTTAGATCTATATCAATTGGGGATCCGTCAGATCCAGTTTTTATGAATTTAAATTTGTACAAATTATCAAAAGGAGAAACTTCTATGGTCAATTTACCAGTTCCTATAGCTTCTACGGAAGTGCTCCCCGTTGTAGAAATACTCTCGTTGGGTATGGAAATATTATTGAAAACTGTAGTTACATAATTTTGTTGGAGTATACTATTGATATACTTTGTTCTTTCTAGTATTTTTACAGGGGATATTTTTCTTTGGCCCGAAGAAGAAGACACCTGTCCGTATATCTTATTGTAAATTTTTTGAACCTGGGGAAAATTAGAAAGCTGGATAGGAGTTATATTAGTTCCCCACTGGGAAGGATTTGTAGAAGTATAGGTTCCTACTCTTATTACCCTGGATTGATCCTTATTATTAACTAAAGACATGGTATACCTAAGACTAAAACTCGCAGCGACCCCGGCATTCTTAACTATTGGTCGATAATAATTAGGGACATCATAAGCAGTGGTTTGTATACTTTCAAATCTAGACGTCTCTATAAAAGAAGCTCCTATCTGTTCGACGACTTGTATTTGGTGTGAAATGAAATAACTATTCCCTATAGAGTTTTGGAATAATATGAAATCTTCAATAAATCCTTCGTTATCGGTTGCGAAATATTCAAAAAATTGTCCCTGGTCCGATTCTTTTATTATGGCTCCTATATTAGAAAAAGGATCTTCCTGTTCAAGAGAAAGGGTAGAAAGTCTTGCAGTGTTATATTTCTCGTAATTTCCGGTGTATGTTGTTATACTTTGGACCTCATTTAAAGAAATTCTTAATGGTGCACCATATATAAATCCTTTACCACTTTGACTTATCAATGCTGCTAGAGTATCAGGCTTAGAAAAATCAGAAGCTGAAAGATACTCATCGTTCATCGATTTAAGATTAGGGATCTTAATCTCTAAATACTTATCATATATAGCAGATCCTATGGAAATGGGACTAGGACTAAATTCATATTCTTGGTTAGTTCCTTTTCTTATTAGGACCTGAGACATGGTTACATATTTACCGTTTTGGTCGGGAAATTCTATAGTTGCAATAATACCATCTATATTATTTAAATTATATCCTGCTCTTATATGATACCTTACACTATCATAAACTACAGGGAGATTCTGAGGAAAAACTACAGGTAAATTTTGGGTATTTGTCAATTCATCGGAAAAATCATTAAATGGAACCGGAAGATTAGGATCTAGTGTCACATAAGATGATTCTGAAATTTTAACTACGCTATTAGATAGAGTATTATTGGTTATAGAAGAATCCACATCTGGATTTAATATCTGTATGGAGTTTTCCATAAAACCATTTACCAATTTATCATATCCCACGGTTGTAGGACCCGAATTGGTAAAATAAATTTCTGGGTTTGGACTATCTGCATACCTATATTCCATCAATAGATAAGAGGTAAGCTGAAAAAATTTAGGAGTATAACTAAAAGACATATCTATTTTCCGAATTGTAAAAATTTAGGCGAGTATTGGATTCCGATTCCTAGATAAACACCTGGCCCTATTCCCTTTTGATTTGCTGCTAATCCTATTCCGAAATTAACCCCTATTCCATATGGTTTTCTAGATGCCTTTAAAGCATCCCTATTTTCTTTCGTGTCCAATATAGTAAAAGAGTTGACGTCTTTAAATTCTATTCCGGGATATTCCGTAGATACTCTCGTCATTAATCTTTTGGTATCTGGATCCCTATAAATTCCGGTAGTTATTTCTATATTTTGTTTTATGTCTAACTGGGCTTTTCCTGCATTCAATCTTGTAAATACAAGATCTTCTTTATCGCTTTTTACTATGTCGAAGCTGTAAGGAATTTTTCCAGATATAGTTAGGCTATTATTTCCTTTCATTTCCGGAGAATGTGTAAAAGTTATGGATTCTTTTCCGTCTTTATCCTTTTCCACTTTCGTGGGAACATTTACAAATCTATCAACATATATAATTTCAACATCGGTTACAACTGAAGGAGTCCCCCCTTTTCCATTCCCTTTAAGTCCTAATTTTCTTATTAGCTCTTTTTGTTCTTCGGTAAGTTCAGAAACTTTCATCTCCATAGCAGATTTCTCGACTATTAGATGATCTTTTTCTTTTTTTATTATCCTCACAGAATCTTGCATGGCTAGATAATTATTATGCTGTCTTTTAGAATCTGCTTCTGCAGAAACAGCTCTTTCGCATTGTCTTATAGATAAGAATATAAGAAGAATTATTATCCCTATAAGAACTAGTCTATTTGAAACTATTTTAGATATAGATTCTAAAGTTTCGCTAATTTTTTTTATTTTACTTTTTCCGTCTTGATTTTCCATGTCATTGATAAAGGGTCTAATTCTCCTTCTCCGTATTTTTTAGACATTTTTTTACAGAATTCTCTTTCGATTTCTCTGCAAAATTCTAAATCTGATAGGAGATTAGAAGATTGGGTTTCTAAAAATTGAATCTCTTTTTCTACTTTAACTATTTGAGAATGTATATCTATAAATCTTTTAGATAGATTTAGTATTTCATTCCTTTCTTTATTATTTAGTTTTTTCATAATTTTTAGTTTTATATTAAAGGATTCGTAATCTATTTCATTTAACTATATATTTTTTTCTCCTAAAATAATTAATTTTTAAGGGAAAGGATTACTAGATACCGTATAAATATTAGTCATATCTAGAATTCCTGATGACCCATCACAGGTTTTCCAGAATATTCTTCCGTTTGGGTTGGTTGCACTTCCGGCCCAAGCCCAAAAAAGATCTACATAAGAGCAAGGAGACGGGAGGTTCAAAAAAACCTTTCTTACTTCGGTAACAACATTACCCGTAAAAAATTGTGTGTATCTTACAGTGTAATCGTAGATTATTCCTCTAATCTTTCTTGATGGGAAATTAGCCTTTTCGTTTAAATATACCCTAAATTCAGTTGCTTCCCCCTGGTAAAAAACCGGTTCCAAAGAAGTATTTGTTGTGGAAGGAATGTATATGTAAGCATCACCACTCATCGGAGTTAATGAAGTGTCTACCGTTAGAACTAGTAGATTTGAATTCCAATTCGAAGGAGATGTTATATTTAAAATATTGCTGATAGTAGAAGGAAGAAAGCTAAAAATAGAGTTTTTGGAGGCTTCGGGAAAAAAACTTGAATTTAAGCTGTAAGGGGTAAAAAAACTATTTGTTAACCCTTTCACGTGATACGAATAAGGACCAGAAGTAGCTCCCGCAGGAACTCCCCCGGTCTCTCCGAATACTACCTGTTTGTGATCCCCAGAGGTAACAGAATTTAATGGTCTTCCATATAAAATAGATCCCCCCGTTCCACCAAAATCAAAAATTCTTAGAGAAGAGGCTTTTACACTAATCCCGCCAAAATATTTATCGGTAGGAGATCCGATAGGAACAGAAGATAGAACATAAGATCCCGGTACTGAATTATTGCTAGAGATTTCAAATCTATTAGCGCTGAATATTTCATTAGTATTGATTTTAAAATACGAAGAATCTATAATAACTGAATTTACTAACGGGTCCGTGAAAAGTCTCATTTGAGATCCTCCCCCTATTAGATTAATATTTCCCACAGTAACCGAAGAATGAAAGGAGTCCCCCGAAATTAAAACACCTCCCCCTAGAAAAAGATCATTAGAGGAGATCTCAGCCTCCCGGAGAGAAAAGATAGATAGTCCTCCTGGGGATTTAAAAATAAGATCTGATGAAGTTCCCAAGTTTTTCCAATAAAAAGAGGGGTATTCTAAGGAATTACCATTGGATTTATTGAAAGAAAAAATAGGATTTGTTGTCTGATCCTCTGTAGCTATAAGAACTTTAGAATTATTTGGGTTTACGTCCAGACTGGAAAAATAAGAATCGCTTATAACCAAAGAAGTCTGATTCGGAGTATATGTCGATTTTATTCCTATTGCAGATTTATTAGTTAAACCTAAAGGACCTATTATTCCCGAATAAACCTCAAAGAAATCTGATTTAAATAGAGAAAGACCGGTATATCCCCAAGAAGTAGCACCTCTTTCGTAGACGTCCCCTAATTCAGAGGAATCGTTTATCCATAAATCAAATTCCTGCGGCGAAGAAGGAAATGTAATTCCTCTATACCATTCAGAAGCTCTATCGCCCGTACTTCCCGATAATCCGATTTTTCCAGAAGGTCCCGGTATTCCATTTGCCCCTTTAGGACCTGGAAGTCCCTCGTGGCCTACTGCAAAAGAAAGTATTTGATTAAAATTATAATTAATTTTATCTTTTATCTCCTTTTCGGAGTCTCCTAGATTAATATATTTAGTATTAAAGTGCATATATTTTTTTAAGGTGTAGATCCAGGGACATATATTTCTCTGCAGATGGGAGTAGATAAAGATCCTCCCCATAGTTGGTAAAGTACCTTGAACCATCTGTCAGAAGGACCTGTTCCCGAAGAAGTTTGACTTATATTTATTATTGTGAATTCAACAGAAGTGCAATAATCGGAAAAGCTAGAAGAAACATAATCATAAATTAAAGTTCCGTCATAAATTCCTATCGCATTAAATCCTTTATTGGGATTAGAGCTATGGACTCTAAAATTCATATATTCGTTATTATCGATTAAATCTAACCACCCTTCTCCTGTAGAAGGAGTGTAAATAACAAGTATTTCTCCGGAAATCGAAGTCGAAGGAACTAAATAGTAATCAACCCCTCGGGAAGCATTAAACCCGACAGTCGTAAAAGCTGGGGAAACCGAAGGAAAAAAATGGGTAACCGCCCATCCGGGATCTGGCGAAAAAGGAGGGAGTATTACCCTCGTGGGATTCGTTAAAGGATGCAATGGATAAACCGCCTTATCAATTTTAAAATCACCTTTTCCTGAGATTTCAAGAATATTTATTTCTCCGCCGGAGTCGGTTGCTTTGAATAGTGTAGAAGCAGATCTACTACTATTCAGAGGGGATGCTACATCCATCTTATAATAAAGATTTCCTAGATTAGGATTCTGAGAAGTTAGTATAAGAGAAGCTCCGGAACTAAAAAGGATATTCGAAGATCTCAGATTTAAATTTGCTACTATAGTAGACGATGCCGGAGTAGTATAAGAAATATTTTTCCCCGAAAACAAAAGACTTCCTAAACCAGAATTCACATTTATAACTAAATTACCGTTGGCAGAAGAAGAATAGGTTCCTGTTATGTATTTATTGATTCCATACCCAGAAATGAAAGGTCCAGATTTTAATGAGATCGAAGAAGATGTAGATTTCAATTTAAAATCTCCCCCTAGATCAAAATCCAAAGATTTTGGAGAAATGAAATCCAAAGCATAATTTCCAACGGAAGAAGTAGGTCCAGAAGACCATGAAAAATAAGGGGTTTCTTGACTAAAAAGAGTTCCGTGATAAGGTCCTTTAGTAAATTCCATTATTCTTCTATTTGGAATTTGTGAATCTGTAGAAATCACCATTTTTGAATATTGTGGATTTGCTGTCGGGGATCCATCCGAAAGATAGGAATCACTAATCACAAAAGTCGTTAATTCAGGAAAAGGCAAGGATATAAAATATCCATTTTTAGGAGAGGGCCCAGACCCGGTTTGAAGAGGGCCAAATTCCCTAAATAAGTCAAGTCCACTAATATTAATGGAATAAAAATCCCAATTTCCTGTAGAGGAATTATAGACTTTTACTTCATTATTACTTAAAGGATTCAGCCAATAATCACCATTAGAAGGATTTAATGGTTGGGTTATTGAAACTTCCCAGGTATTTCCTCTTTTTCCTTGAGGACCAAAAGATCCGGTAGGCCCTTCAGATCCAGGGACCCCTGTTTTTCCCTCAGGCCCTATCTTTCCGTAAGGACCTCCTTCAAAAGAAAGTATCTGGCTAAAATTGAAATTGGACTTATCCACCAAATTCTTTTGGGAATCCCCCTTTTCTAATAATAATAATTTAAGTTCTTTCATCTATTAATCTATATATCAGAAATAAAAAGATCCTCCACTTCCCCCAGAAGATCCATAGGCAAGATAGCTTACGCTAGTTAAAGATCCCGTTGCCCCTCTGGATATTATGAAATCCACAGATGCAGCATAGAAAGGAAGTTCAGCTACGGTTGTCATCGTTGAAGAATTTCTTCCGTATCCGATGTATCTAAATCCTCTAAATTGGGAAGCTCCTCCTGGGTTTTGACTGCAGTAAGCGCTGAATCTTAGAGATTCCCCATTTTGTAAACCACCTGCTCTTCCCCAAGTATAGTCAGTAAAAGAATATATTCCTATACCACAAAAAGAGCTAAAAGTAGTTGGTGCAGTAGTGTAGGGATTTATCACAGCTACATTTCCGTTATTAAGAGCAAATGGCTTCGGTGTGGATAACGGAAATGTAGGGGAAGAAGTTCTAGCTACGAGATACCAGCATATAACATCAGTTCCCGACGAAGAAGTTGCTCCAAATCCAGAAAATGGATAAGTAACTCCTCCGTCTATTTTTTTGGTTTTTACTTTTCCTTTTGTGTTTATATAAAATTGACGATCATCTGATCCCCCTGGCCCATCACATGCCAAAAGTACATTATATACGGAATTAGAAAGGTCATCATAATTATCTGCTGTTCTAGTTGTTTTTAATGCTCCTGTTCCTCCTCCCGAGGAAGTAGAATTAACAGATATGCTAGGAGAAGGAGAAGTTAGTGTCGGGGTTAAACTTAAACATCTTTTTACTGAAGTTAAAGTCAACGAGTTAGTTAAATTTGAAGAAGATATTAGAGCACTAACAGAAGTTAAATTAATTCCCCCCGTAGCAAATACATTTGCCAAGCTTTCAAAAGTTATCCCGGTGTAGGATTCTATGGATATATCAGAAGCTTTTATACTCATTCCCCCGCTAGCTCCAGTATAAAATTTTCCTTCTGGAACTTCCAGATTTAAATCGAGATTAGAAGGATCAAAATTTCCCCAAGATATTATAGGGTGAGAGGAATAATCAGATATACTTCCATCCTCCAATTCGCTCTTAGAAAATTCTAAAAGAGCACCATCATTCAAAGAAGTATCGGTAGAAAGAAGGAATTTAGAAAGATTTCTATTTACCAAAGAAGAATTTTCCGGGGTTTGATCCTCAACAACAAAAGTATAGAGGGAAGGAGAATTTTGATTTTCAGTTATAGCATTTCCTGAGGATCCCCCTGAAGATGTATACGAAACATCTCTAAATAAAGAATTTGAAGAATCTAATTGATACCCCGTATCCACCCATCCGGTATCCGTAAAAATATAAATTTTAGAGGTAGAAATCTCTACCCAGTAATCTCCTTCTACTGAATAATTTCCGGTCCCCCCTGGCTGGGAGGATCTCACAAACCATCTGGTTCCTCTGGGCCCAGTAATACCGGGTTTCCCGTTTATCCCGGCAAGCCCGATAGAGCCATCTCCTCCAGTGGGTCCAAGATTTCCTTGAATCCCCCCGTGGAGTTCTATAAGTTCATCAAAATTACTATTTAGCTTATTTACTAATTCATTTTGACTATCGGAATAATTAAGACCTTGTATATTTGTGATTGGCATATTTAAATTTTAATAATTGGTATCGAAAAGGATAATGAATAATTAAAGTTTCTTTCCATATCGAAAGTAAAATTATAAACTAAATTATTTATTTTTGTCAATGTATAATTATTATTTATAGAATACCCGGACGTTGCTCTGTTATAAGAACTAATATCCCCTACTACTAAATTTTCGGTGGATATTGTTTTAGCCGCTACTTTTTTTACATAAAGGTTGAAATTACCCCCTTCGTAAGCAGGGGAAATATTTAGATCTATATATGTGTTTATATCGTCATTTATGGAATTAGGATCCCCTACTCCAAATTCAGATATTATATTATCTAAAAAAACATTTTTTATTCCCGAATTTAAGAGATATCTTCTTAAAATTCTATCCAATCTCATTATCCCGAAAACTCTGCTCGAATCCGGAAAATACTGATAAAAAACCTCTACCCCCGGAAATAGATCCTGATTAAGAGAAGAAAGATCTATCCCAGAAAGGTATGTCCCACCTATCCCTATACCAGTTCCGCTATTATTTTTATTTATTTCCTGTATTTCTTTTATGTAAGAAGATATTTTCTGATTTATAGAATTTACTGAATTGTCACCGGAATTCTTAGAAATCTGAAGAACAGTATAATTATTTACGTATAATTCGAAAGGAGTTTTCATTATCTTAGATCCCATGAATGTTTTATACTCTTCCATCGATCTTGTTCCCGCAACTTTAATAGAAGTTTCAGGTAGTGTAAATCTTTCATAGTATCCAGGGTCCCAAGAAGAAGAAAAAACATTAAAATCTTTTATGGATATAGGGGTTTGTCCCACTAGGGGATAAACACTTCCCTGCGGAAGAGAAGAGCTATTTGAAAGTATATTGGACCCTAAATCTACTTTAGTAAAACAAAGATTTCTAGATATACCAAAATAATATTTAGAAGGGGAGAAATTACAGTTTCTAAAAGAAAGATCTATAGAAGTATCTCCTGTTATCGTGTCGTTTTTATCTCTGTCGAAATGTATTATCTTTCTAAATATAGGATCATATTTACCAGAGTGCCTTGTTAAACTAGAAGCTAAATTTGGGTTATCGTCGGAATCAAAAATATATCCAGTAGGCTGGTTAGATCCTAAAGTTTTTGGACCATCATAAATAGCTACAGGAAAAGATCCTTCTGGTTTTAGAACCAAATCGGGTCTCTGGAAAATTATTTCGAAAGAATCTGTGGTCTCTACTGTAGAAGAAGTTAAAGGGTCCCAAGAATATGTTTTATATTTAATATATTGGGATTTTTTCTGTAATTCTTCAAATATGTAGCCGACAGATAATCTATTCATTATTCCGTCATAGTAATTATTTCCTCCTTCTACCTGGAAAACTGGTTGATTTTTATATATCGAAGAAGGACCAACTGGAACAGTTGCCGGGCTTAAGAATGAATAAGGTATATTAAAAGTGTAATTGGGGGTCGTAGTTACCCTTCCAAATTCTATAGAATCTGAATTTACACCAACAGGCCAAGGATAATTAAGACCCGTAGATATACTAGGGGCATAAAAACTTAGAGGACCGGTCGGGGAAGGTCCCGAAGTAGCTCCTGATGTATTTCTGGAAAAAACTCTTGTTATTTCTTCTCTTAAATCCGTATTATAATCAGGGTTTGGAACTGAATATATGAATCCGGTAGGATCTACTGTATTTACTGAACTTCCGGACGAAAGAGAAAGATCTAAAGCAACACTTAATTTTATATCGTCTATAGAATTAAATCCTTCACCGATAGTTAAAGGAAAAGTTAATTTTTCTTTATCCGAAAGTGTATAAAGTAAAGTATAATCTAATCCTGGAGTAGATCCGGTACCTCCGGTATACCCTATCGGAAGAGATTTTTGGTCTTTAATTACAACATCGCAAATAAATAATATAAATTTCTGGGTTGAATTCTCTATAATTTCATATTTAATAGGAGGCTGTATAATAGAAGAATCCTCGGGTATAGCTCTAAGTATAGCAGAGAATCTATAGTCTTCAAATCCTTTATATGCTGGAACATATCTGTTAGTATCCTCGGGATCGTTCCCAGAAATATCCGATCTTTTTTTTATTGTTATTTTAACCCCTCTAAAAACAGTTTCATAGTATTGATTTGCTGGATTATAAACCAAAGGGGTAAATAGCTCTTTGGTGTAATTTTTAAGGTCTCTAAAATCTATTGGGTAATCAGAAGGATCCACAGTAAAGTAAGAAGGAAGATAAAGGGAATCTACAGAATTTGGATCCGCATTTTTACATTTATTTAAATCTATTTTTTCGGGGAGATAGCTATTTTGATCCCCCATATATTCGATAGGAAATTTGTAAGGAATAGATTCTAGTAAAAACCATTCATGTGTTAAATACTTAGAATCTCTTCTATTCCTATCAACAGAAGGGGAAAAATTTGTAGGAGAAAATGCAGGGGTAGAATTTAACCTATAAGCATTTCCTCTTCCATCGGTTCCAGATGAATAAGCCCATTTATTAACAAAAGGAACTATTCTAGAGAAATTAGAAAGTCTAGGGTTATAATTTTCCTGTAAATAGTCATATTCTAAATCTAGCTTACCAAAAGAAAATATTTGGGTTTTTGTATCCGTTGAATTGGGTGTTCCCGGGTTTAATTTTTGTATTCCTAGAAACCCATTGAACGAATCTAAGTTAGGCTCATACCCTATATTACTATAAGAGGTAGATCCATCATAAGAAACATTTGAGTATTGGGAAGGAAAAACTACTACCGGAAAATTTGGGTTTGGGTTTGTTTCCGTATAGGAGCTTGCTCCAGAAACCCCAGTAAAAATATCTCCACTGCTATAAGAAACCGAATTGTAAATGATTTGACCCTGTTTTACAAAATAGTAAATTCCATCTTCTATAACACCTTCTCTCCCGGGTTGTATTTGATAATATCGATAAGTCTCCGGAAAAGGATTATATGAATAATCGGAGGAGAAAAAATCAAAATCAAATTCTTTTGTATCAAAAAAAGTAAAAACCCCTACTTTAAGGTCCGGAGTAGAATAAGTATTAAAAGACTCATCAGATCCTAAATCAACTCTAGCATAATCATCTTCAAATTCTACAACAAGCTTACTTAAAAAATCTTTAAAAGAGATTACTTTTTTACTGTTGGGATCTATCTCAGGAGATTCTACATATCTAGTTACTTCTTTTATCTCATTAAACCCGGTTAAAGTCTTTATAAAATCCCCTACCCGAACCTGTTCCGAATACTCATTAGAAAAAACTAACCTATTGTTTTTAGTTTTGGTTCCTCCGGTAAAATTAAAGTTTTGATTACTTGAAGAAGGATCTACCCCTTTTATTTTTAGATATCCGCTAGAAGAAAAAGTATAGTATGGGTCCCAAGAAGAAGAATTATTTGGGGAAGAATTAAAATTCCCCAAAGGCGGAGAAGATATAGGAGAATTTGCTTGATAATATCGATCTAAATATAAAACAACATCTCCGGAAGAATAAGCTTCCGTATTGTTCCACTCTTTTTTGTACGATAATTTGAAATTAACATAATCATCAAAAACACTTACGAATAAAGAAGAATTTCCATATACCCCGGTATTTTTGCTTCGGATTATCGTATAGCCTTCATTAGATCCCGTATCCCAACTTATAGGATTCATTTCATCTAGAACATTAGCAAAGGCCCCGGAAATGTCGCTAACCGAACCTAGTAAGGCATTAAAGTAATAAGAATCCCCAGAAGAATAATAAGCTCCCTCTAGCCAAGGAAATATAGAGGATAAATCTTTAGATTCCACTATATCGTATTTTCTGGATCCTTCTTTCTGAGATCCATTAGGCCAAAATATTTTAAAAGTAAGGGTAAAAGGAAGATCGTAAGCTTTTAAGAATTCTATATCTATGTAAGATCTTCCTGGGTCTTCCGTCTTAGATCCCTTTATAGTAGCTATTTTTCTCCCCACCCCAGTAAAATCTAAAAGATCTATTTTCGTATCATGAAGGGATAAACTACCAGAAGTTGCTCCGGTAGATCCAGTTCCCCCAAAAGACATAGTAGTATAATCATAGGGACCAAAAAAATTAGGGGATGAAGAATCATTAGGATCATAATTCTCCGATCTTTTTAAGCTATAAAAATTTTCATTTTTATCGGTAAGATAAAAAAGTTTATACTCGTCCGATATATTTACATCGTTAGAACCCGGAGAAAATCCAGAAGAGTTTTCATAGAAAAATCTAATTCCTGAAGTTGCGGATAAAAGATTATTTTTCGTGTTGTAATAATACCCTAAATTGTCCCTTGAAGGCTTAGGTAAATTATCATTCCCTTCAAGATCTTTAAATTCATAAAAAAACTTTCCGTTACTTCTTAAAGATGATATATCATTTCTAGAAACATACATCCCAAAATACCTATTTATGGTATATAAATCGGAGTCGTCATCATCGAAAAGAAATTCTAAATTAAGTAGATTTGGACATATAATTCCATTTCTAGAAAATCCTGAAGTTATATAATTTTCAAAATCTATTAGAGAATCAGATTCGGAAGATCTAAAATAGTTATACAGTATCTCTCCTTTAGACCCAAAAACCCCATTTTTTATGTCTACGCCGTTCCAGTAAGAATACCCATTAGGAGACCAATTTATGTCTATAGGGGATTTTGAAAAATTTGGATTATTTATTATCGATCTTATGTAGCTTCCTATTGTCGTATTTTCTCTTAGATCAAAAGTTTTAATAGACGTAGCATTAGGTAATATTTTACTTTTAAAAGTGTTTTCTACATTATCAACATTGGATAAATTGTAAAGTTCATCAAACACGACGACTTTCCCAGATCCTAATATGGAATCATAGGAATTGTAAGAAATATTACCTTGAAATATAGATCCGTCATAATAAAAGATATCATTCCCTAAAGGATCTTTCCCGTATCTTATTTTATAGTTGGGAAGATTAGTTTCCGGGTCTATGTAAGAACTATCGTAATCAGCTATGACTTTATAGAAAATACCAGAATTTATAGAAGTTACATTTTCGGTATAAGAATAACTAAGAGGTCCAGGAACTTTAAATATAACGAAAAAATCCGGGAGTTCATCTTTAATCCATAAAGGGGAAAGATAACTAAAAGATTCTGGGTAATTTGGATCTATGAAAAGGGATGCTCCACTTCCATAAAAAAAATCATATTGTCCAGAATATTTAGTAGCAGTATTAGTTTCTCCGTTTGTTTTTTTTGCTACCTGAAATATAGATTCTATCGGGGTTTGCCCTTGCTCAAAAAAATTATAAACGTCTACGTTAAAGGGATTTTTCCCTGTTATATTGAATTTTTTAAATTTTTTAGAGCTAAGAGGGGTATTAGCAGAAAAAGAATTAAAAGAAACCCCGCCTTTAGAATCTACCGTTATCTTTAAATTTCCCGTTATAGCGGGATTAGTCCTCAGGACAGAAAAAGAAGAATTATAATCGAATAATTTTGGTTCCGCCATTTATATTTTATTAAGATCTACTAACAGTTGCACTATCGAAATTAGGAGCTACTAGAGTTTCATTTTTATACGAACCTGTAACCTGGACATCAAAAGAAAAAACGTCTTCGTTTTTAGTTTGGATATCTATTCCTATCTTCTTTGTATATGTTATATTAGAAATATTTCCGGATTTTCTAAATCCTCCGATATATCCTAATTTATCAACTGCTCTAAATTGAAAAATTAAAGGGATATTTATAGCATTAACTTCTCCGCTATCAAGAAAAACCGTAGATAAAGCGCTTCTTCCAGGAACCTGTAAGAAAGCAGAATCTACCGGGCTCAAGAAAAGATAAGCCCCACAAGAATATTTTCCTATTAGATATTCATCGTTTACCGAAAATCCTAATTTATCCGCATACATTCTATCTTCTCTGTCTGCCGTAGGCCCGGAAGCAAAAGTTATAGGATCTCTATATCCTTGTTGCATTTTAGAATCTGAAAGAGATGTATCTCCCCAGAAAGTTTGGGTGTGCCTAAAAGGAGGATAAACTTTAGTATCCGAAGAATATGGTTTAACTAATTCGGAATATGTGGTGTAACTAAAAGATCCTCCTACACTTTCTAAATAAGGGTGGGAAGTAGAAATAGAAAATTCCGAAATTCTTCCTCCCCCGTTAGGTGTACCCCCCGTAATTCCGGAAAAGGTTCCATTCCATACTCCGGAAGCAGTTCCCCCCCTTGCATCTACTGGAGTATTCCCCGGATCATAAGGTATTAATACTGTTCCATTCTGAGGGTAAGTTCCTGATGCGCTAAAATTAGTTTGTAAACTTCCAGAATAGTCATATGTCGGACTGTAATTATCAGTAAACGCTCCAGAAACTGTTGGAGCTGCTGGGATATCCCCAGTTGGAGTATTAGTAGAAATGTTATTATCTACCGCACAATAAAGTATCTCATTTAATCCTACGTTTTTAAATCTAGGGTATATGAATTGGGAATACGAGCTAGAAGAAGCAAAAGGTGATACCTGTCTAAAGAAAGTATTATCTTCTACCTCAGAAATTTGTAAAGAGCTTATTGATATAGGACATTGGCCATATCTCAGATTTTCGTTATATCCTACCGGGGAACTTGCCGAAATAACATTAGGTGCTTTAAGGCCAAGTCCTCCTGGAATTATAGAAACTAATTCTACTGCGGTTGTTTGTGTGTTTAGAAGTTGTATATTGTAAGTCGTAGAAGCTATTTTTCCTGCGTCTAAAGTCAAAGGATTACTGAATATTCTATCGTAAAAATCTGAATTTAGACTAACTAAAGATCCTCTAGTTATTTTAATTTTCTGGTTTGTAGGATCAACAATATAAATTTCAAGAATACCTTTAGTATTAGTAATTTGAGCTTTTAATATCTCTATCTGATTTTGTAGCTCCGATATTTTATCAAATAGGCTTATCACAGAACCCGAAGACGTATAGAATCCACTTGCTATATTAGAAGAATTATGGAAATAAGTTACCGATCCATCAGTAAACTGTTCAGATAAATGCTGGGGAAGACCCTGGGAATTTAACGTCTGCTGTACTTTAACTACTGCAGAATCTTCGTTATTTTTTATCAAAGTATCGGAAGCTCCATTTACATTAAGATTATCCGGAAAAGATATAATAACAGAAGGGGAGAAATCCGAAGTTAGAGGATTTTGAGGCCACCCAGCTTCAGAAATGGAAGCTATCTGTATTTCCACTTTTTCTCCTTTTGTTATAGGAATATCTAATTGATTTACATTTACCGAATTTGCATTAGAAGGATCTTCATTAGCCCAAACGTATATTCCTCTGGTAGAATCATAAACTTTTTTTCTTTCTGGAGTTTTGTATTCTACCCAATTGGAAAAAGCTGCATTTTTCTTAAGACCGTCTTTATCAGTATATTCTATTTGATCTGATGGCTGGGAGGATCCTGAATCGGAAAGGTATCTATATCTTACTATAAATTGAATAACCTCTTGTTTCGTAGTACCATTTACTTTAGGGTCCGGTATTGGCCAAAATCCTCTAATCCTGTATTTAGGTTTTTCTAAAAGCTGAGGGACATCTTTAGTTAGGGTAGAAACTTCGCTGACCAAAGAAGCATAAAGTTCCGATTTCTTAGATCTCTCCTCGGTTAAAGATTTGACATTATTCTCTAGAGAAGATTTTTGATCTGTAAATGTAGAAAATGCAGATCCTTTTCCTGAAGCTTTTCCGGAGTTAAGATTACTTATTTGTAGCTTATTTTGCTGTAGAGCTTGATCTATAGAATCTATTTCGCTTTTTACGGAGACCTTAAGTTTTAATTTTTCATCTATGTTTTTTACTGAAGTTGAATCCGTTATCTGTTTATTTATTTGAACCACTTTGAAAGAATCCTCGGTAACAGTAGGGACATTAGGAATTAATCCTTCTAATGCAGTAACCGTATTTTCTTTAGCAAGCCCTATAAAAAGTTTTCCGAAGTCCGAAACACTATCTTTATAATAAGTGGAAAGGTTAACTAGATTCCCGTCGGTATTTACTGTTTCTAATTCGCTAGACCAAAAAGTAACTCCTGTTGACCAGTTAGCTGCAACTATATTAAAATCATCATCTATAGATTTAAAAAATATTCCTTGTCTTTCATCGTTTCCTATATTAACGTCTGCAAATCTATTAGAAAAATCCGCAAGTGCGATTGAAAGAGAATTACTTCCCAATAAAACAGGTTGGAATCCAGAAACTCTTTCTAGCTGAACTGTAGAATCCGAAATATTAACAGAAGTTATTTTGTACTTTGTTCCGTCCGGAGTTGATAAAGTGTCTCCATTTTTTAGAGTTTCTCCGTTGGTAACTGTACTTGAGGTATCGGTATAATTTAAAGAGGTTAATTTATAATTTCTAACTGTTACTTGAAAGGAATTTCCCTGGGAATCTCTCTGATTTACAGTATCATCTATAAAATTTAAAACCCCAAAATTTCCTACATATCTTATTGTTTTAAGTGGGAGATCCACTATATCTTCATCGGTAAAATATGAAATTCCATATGACTCTAAGGAAGAAATAAATCCATCATGGCTTATATCATTTTTGCCTTTTAGATTTAAATCAAAAAAGTTTTTTTGATCTTCTGTTTCGGTGTTTGCTATAATTCTCTTAATGACTATTCTATCAGAATTTTCTGGGATTTTCCCCGTTACGTCTATACTAACATAAAGAAGGGGACTTAGAAAACTCTCGAAAAACCAATTGTCTTTAACTTTAAAAGAACTGGGAACCTGAAGATCAGTAACTCTAGAAGGCTCTTTTATAGATTTGCTTCTATATACTTGGGAATATGTTCCGTCTGAATTTCTAACAGTAGCCGTTCCATCTCCTAAACCCGCTAAAGATTTAACATTGTTATTTAGTCTTAGTATCTCTCCACTCATATACCCATAAGAAGGTACATTTACGGTATTCGGTAATCCATTTTCATCTAATATCTGTATAGTAACCGATTCATTTGTAGAAGTAGCTACTTCATTTAAACCGTTTATTATTTCTAAAGCATTAGATTGTAGTCTAAGAAACTGAGCTATTAAAGAACTTATACTATTATTTGTACCTGCCATTTTTTATTGATTATCTGTCAAACTTTTTCCTATCGCATCTACCTGGAATATTAAATTCTGGTCGTCTATGCAAACTATATCAAATACTGGTTTATTTCCCCATTCCAGAAAAACAGAATCGTCTAAAACTACTATCGTAGTAGAATAAATTCCTCCCGAGGGAGAACTTAAGGGATATAATCCCTGAGAATCTGTTACAATGGTTATTATAGAAGATTGAGGGTAAATTTTATCTCCAAATGAGATTCTAAATCTCTGTCCATTTTTCCATTTTACCTTAGTATCATCTATTCTAATAGTCATATCACCGGTAAGATTTATTTCTATCCCGTTATTAATATGTTTAAAATAATTTGAGAAATTTAATAGCTCTATTACGTTTTGTCCCGTTTGGGTTAAAATTCCATATCCTTTATTTTCACCTATATTAAAATCCTGGCTAGTATTGTTTATTGTTACTAGATTTTCTACGGATCTATCTACATTTATTCCTAGTCCTTGATTTATAGTATTTAAGTTATAGGATACCTCAACACTTGTTTCGTTATTGATAATTGACCGAGTTAAATCGTAATTCTGATTTATAAGATTAAGTATAGATTGGGTATTATTAAATAAAGCTTGATTAGCTGCAAGAGATTGTTCTATAGCTGCTATCCTCGTGCTAAAATTTATAGAGGTTTCTGTAGTCAATGCAAGATTTTCCAGATTAGTTACTCTATTAGATAAATCTATAAATTGAGAAGCTGATCTGTTAAGAGTTGCGCTAGAATCTTGAAGAACATTCATCGCATCCATAAACATCAATAAAGAAAAAGGAGAATAGTCATTTATAGATTGTTCTACTCCAACTTGATCTACATCAGAATCTAATTTTAAATTTACCTTAAGCGCAAATGAATTACCATTCAGTCTGCTAATAGGATTAGGCTTTATTTTTTGTGTTCTAGGAATAAATATGTCTCCCGAGGAAGAATTTACATCATCCAAGAATAAAACCCCATATAAATTAGTTGCTCTTTGTGTAGGATCTGAAGGATCGAAAACGTCATAATAAACTAAAGCTGCATTAAATTCGAAGTCCGTAGAAGCTGGAGTGGAATTATATTCATCTATAGTAGATATCGAAGTATCATCTAGGATTGCTTTATATGAATCTGGATCAAAATCTATTCCTATAGAATCCAATTTACTTCTGATATAGGTAAGAGTATTGGAATTATCCGTTTTAGTTAATATGTAATTGGATGGATCTGTAAAAGAAGAGTCGGTTAAATAGCTGTTATTTAATCCCCTATTATCATACCAGTTATTTGGTATAGTTACAGGGGGAATTGCAGTATCTATATAAGATGCTGAAGGGACATTTTTTGTCTCGAGATCGTATATAGCAAGATTGGTTAGCCCGCTAGGGTTATTTTCGGTGTAGTTTCTCCCATAAAGATATTCCGCATTAAGAGGATCTACTGGGCTATTTGTTAAAGAAAAATCAGGAAGATAATTTTGGTCTACTACGTTTTTAAATAGCACAGTAGGGGTATTTCCTGCATCAGTAGGAACATAGAGATAAATTTCCGTATAGGCATTTGTATTATTACTTACTGAATTTGATATGTCTATAGATCCAACATACTGAACAACTCTACTATAGGTAGGTCCTGTCATTCCATAAGATCCCGTAGTTCCTGGAGTTTGATCTCCTTCAACATATCTTTTCTGCGTTTGTGGTAATCCCTGGGGGCTAGTAGTAACTGTATTTTGGTCCAAAGCAGGAGAGACTTCGCTAGAATTAGCAGGACGAAATCTAATAGCTCCTATTTCTTTAAGCCATTTAAAGAATACTCTTTCCGATACATTTTGTTTTAATCCTCTATTATAATTATCATCTCCTGTTATGGTGGATTCTAGATTTAAACAGTAGCTTTGAAAACTCTGAGAAAAATCTATGTTAGAATTTCCTGTTATTATCTTTTGAGTGTTATTTGCCCAGTCTATAAAAGCTCCATCCGGACCATTCAATCTAACATAATTGGCTTCCGAAGAACTAGTATCGAAATTGGGTATATTTAATAAGGCAAATTTAGAAAATGAAAATTTATTAGTGGGATTATTAAAAGTAAAAGATAAATCTTCAGCAGCAGAGCTAAAAGTATAAAAAGTACCTCCCTGAATTTGTAGCGGTCTAATAAAAGGGGTTTTTGCCATTTCCTAAAAAATATTAAACTGTTACATTACTAGATCCTATAACTACCCAAGATCCATTCATGGTGGCTTGTCCCTGTCCAATTCTAGGCTCCCATTGAAGAGTAATTGAAGATCGATATGCTTTATTTTGTGGAATTTGAATTCCTAAAGAAGAATACCCCCCGTAAGAAGAATCTGTATTAAACCCTGTATAATAAGTGGTAGATCCGGTAAGTCCTGTCCAAATGTATCCCGTTGCAGGATTCGTATTCACTATCGTAACTCTGGTTCCTTGGGGTATATTTGGTAGGGTTCCCCCCGCAGGAGAAAGACCATCTACTACTTTTAAATAGAATCCCGTAGGACCACAATCTGCAAATATAACATCCTCTAATCCGGTTATAGCATAAGGAGAAGCAGATGTGGTAGTTTGATAACCACCTCCTCCTAAAGCGGTAGAAGGGAATGCGGTTCCTGCTGTTAAACCGGTAGCAACTGTAGTATTCTGACTTATGACATGTCCCTGTGGTCCCAGATAAAGAGATGCATTTGCACTTAAAGATGAATTAAAGCTAGAAGTTCCACCGGCAATGAAAATAGATCCAGTTCCAAAAGTTATTGTTCCTGTAGCAGTTAATGCTCCGGAAACTGTAACATTTGTAGATGAAAGAGATACTAGAGATCCTCCTCCAATAGAATCAAAAGAAGTAAGAGCTGTTCCTGATGCTGGCAAAGAAAGGGAGTCAAATCTTCCTATTTTTGCCATAACTTTTCCGGTAGACGATGAAGTTAAATCTAATATCCCATTAGTAGTATCGACTCCAAATACCTGAACATATCCATTTATCCAGTTTTGAAGTATTAAAAAATTAGAATTAATAGTAACCCTAGATCCCGATATAGAATCGGAACCTAAAATTTCAGTAATGTTTACAGTTGAAGCCATTTTTTTTGTTTTTTTATTTTTATATATCGTTTTTTTAAATAGTTAAAAATCGAAATTGGTTATTTATTCTAGTAAAAAATAGAGATAAAATTTCACTATTCTAATATTACTCTTTTATAAGTAGAATCAGGATTATCCGGTATAGATATAGCAGGAGTAAATTTAGTTTTGTTTTTTCTCTCTATTTCCATTTGCTGTTTTTCGATATCTTTTCTCAGCTTTTGTCCCTGATAAGATATTCCGCTTTGTGGTTCCTCTGCTCCATAATTAACAGAATCTATAGGTCCGGATTTTCTTCCCGGAATTCTCATCTTTTTATGGTCTATGACTTTTATAAATCCATTTCCTGTAGTGGCATAAACGTTTCCTTCAGAATCCAAAACCTCATTATAGATGGTATATTCTCCCTCCTCCGTAAAAGTATAAATAAAATAAGGAGAATATTTTATATTCAAAATCTCTTCCCCGGTAGAAGAATTTGAAAGAATCCATTTGTTGGTATTTTTTCCGTATATTTCCGATGCGTAATTATTAAATATAAGAGTAGACATAAGAGGAACTTCAAAAGATCCTTCTCCTTTTACGTGAGAATCGCTCCAAACCCAAGGATCCGATCCCGGTCTAGATATTATTTCTCCTTCGTTTATCCCTAGATTAGGTTTATATTGTTTAAGTAAATAAACAAATCCGCTTGCTGAATTTACAAAATAACCTATATCTATGTAATCAAAATCTATAAAAGTTTCTGGTATTTCATTGACAATATACCCAACATTAACATATCCGAAATTAACATAAGCAGATCCAGTTAGACCTAAAGAATTGAACCCAGAAAATAATATATTAGAATCAGAATCGGTACTAAGAGAAAGATCCCCATTAAAACCAGAGACCGTAATCATGTCATTTATTCTAGAATCCTCGTCAGTTTTAAGTACTTTTACCGTATATAGATCATCATAATCCTCATAATGAACTACAAATTGCTCGTTAGGAAGTCTTAAAGTCGTTTTTAGATCTAGAGAAGGATGAGACCCTGTAATTGAAGGATAGAAAATTCCTTTACATACCGTCTGTTCTGTTAATTTAGAAGTTAAGAAATAAGTTTTATCCGGTTCTGCTACAAAATTTTTCCCAAAATAAGATCCTGACGATCCCACTACAGTTGTTATATAATAACATGATTCGTCCTTAGTTACATCTATTTTATTTCCAGTTAGACCAAAAGAATCTAAATAAAATCCCGTAGATCCTACCGGATTAGAAGTTATAGAAATGTAGAAAGGAGAATTTGAAGATCCTGTTGGGGTAAGGTAATTTCCAGAAAAATAAAATCCCCCTGTTGCTGATCCTGTTATAACAACAGATTCCCCAAGATCTAAAGAGTTTATTTCAGATCCAACTCTAAGCCACCCCCCAGTAGATCCAGGAGTATTTGAGTTGTAATTACTCTGAAGTGAATAGTCTAAATTATTTATTTTCACATAGGAAAGAAGACCAGTGTATGCAGGATCGGATAAATAATTATCAACCGAAGAATTGTCATTTGTTCTAGTCCACTCATTTTTTAAAGTTGAAAGATCTGCAAGATTACCAGAAAGATTGGACTGTACTAGTAGATGGGTATGGTAGTTCGTTCTTTGAATTGAAGTAAGAGGAACGTAATTATTTCCAGAAAGAGTATTTAAATTTTTGACTGGGAAATTTCTAAATTTCTTAACTCTGTATGAAGAATTTAACCCCCAGTTATAATCACCAGTTATACCGGTAAAAGAAAATTTATCACCTATTTCTCTGTGGATCTCTGCGCAGAAAGCTCCATATGAATTTGCTTCCGGAGTTCCTGGGAAAGACCCTATATTTTTAACTAAAGGATAAGCCTGATTGTTCCATTCATAGAAATCAAAAGTTATACTAGCTCCCCCCGAAAAAGGAATAGGACCTGAAGTTCCGGATTGATAGCTAAGACCCACAAAAAGACCGGAGCTAACCGATATTATAAAAGTTATGGTGTATATCGTAGAAGGAGCTAAAGATATTCCTACGGAATTTGAAGTTACTAGATTTTCCATTACGGAAGTCCAATCAAAAGAGGTATCATCTAAAAAAGCGATATAAACCCCATTTATATCTTCTAAATTGTATCCAGATCCGTTGTAAGAAAAATCAAATTCTCCAGAAGAAATCGTAGAGGTAGCCATTGGATTATAAGTCCAAGATCCCGAGAAAATTCCCGATGAAGTAGATAAAGGATCGTATATCCAATTGTAGTCTCCGGCTGTCAATCCCGGATAATTTATATTAGTTGCACCATAAGGAGCTCCGGTAACCCCATTTCCTGAAAAAGAATTTGCTCCTTCCCAAGAATGGTATACCCAAGGTCCAGATTCTATGAACCAAGAATAAGTTCCAGAAACTGAAACTGAATTGTTATCTGGGCTAGGATCTAAAGAATCCACTCTAGTTTTATATCCTCTAAAGGGAAGTATACTTTCAACAGATCCCAAATAATCGTAGCAAACAACAAATCCCATTTCTCCGTAATAGCTAGAAGATCCTGCTGTTCCTCCTGATCCTCCTATAGTAGGATTTAGATTACTTACGTATGCTAAACTTGAGTCGTTATAATATCCAAAAAATGCCTGGGTCTCCCCGGTAATATACCCTCCGACGAAGTATTTAATTCCTAAATCTGTTTCTATCGAGGTAGAGCAAGTAATTTTTACATCTCCTCCAGACCCTCCTACTCCTACTGGAGAATCCCATAGAGAAAGACCTATTTTTTCCTCTAATACTTTTTCATCATAACTAGCTATTGGGGAATTACTCCAATAATATTGCTCTCCTGCCTTTCCGTCCGCTATGTCTTTAATGGGAACAGTAAGAAAAAGATTTCTAGGATCCGTTCCAGGAAGTTTTGAAGCCACAAATTCGGTTTCGTATGTTTGCCATTCTGGGTAGGCCCAAGTATATTTATTAACTTTAGGTATAGGAGGAGCCCCCGTTGGGCCAGTTCCTGCAATAGGAACTCTATAAGTAAAATTCCACCCTGTAGCTCCTTCATTTTTAGAAGAAGCATAGACATGGGGCAAATCGTAAGCAAAAGAAGAAATCTCATTTAGACACAGTATCCAAAGAGAGTTTTCATAAAGGGTTAAATTAGATTGCTTAGTCCCGTTTTCTACTAAATCTATGTTCAATATATTGTCATTGGGAAGATCCGAATTAGAAGAATTTAGATTAGTGTGAGTAGTTCCATTAAAATGCCAAAGACCAGTTCCCTGGGAAAGTTCTCCATCCCCTATAGAATAGAAGATGTGTCCATTTTCTCTAGATTTTATATAAGTAACAGGTCCAGAGGTATCGTAATTCCAGAATTTGTTCCCATCAAAAAAAGATATCCCCTGATCTGTTCCTATCCACAAGTTTCCATTTTCATCAAAATCCAAAGAATATACCTCATTAGATATTATTCCACTGGTACTAGTATTATAAACTTTAGCTTGATAAACTATTTCTCCCCCTCCATCGAGAGAAAGAGTGCTTAATTTTCCGGGTGGTATTATCCACATTCCCTGGGAGGTTCCTAAAAAATATTTATATTCTTTTCCTTTATACCCTTTTGATTTAATCTCATATATATGAGGCCATCTATAGCTAGGAAGAGTTTCATTCCATTTTTCTATATTCTTATCATAGAAAAATAATCTTCCCCCAGTTACTCCATTTATTCTGGTATATGCGGTTGCACCAGTAGTTCCTATTCCATTTAAGGGGGACAAAAATGCCAAAACCTCGTTCCCGTAAGGAGATGAATATATCAAAGAAACTTCTTGGGGAACATTAAAAGTTCCAAGATCAGAAAAATTCCATTTTTCTCCTACCGAAACATCTTCAACAGAAATATTAAAAACACAAGGGGAATCGTAAGAAGCCGTTGGGCCCTGAGCTATTCCGCACCAAGCTAATCCTGAATCGTCTATGGATATAGATCTAGTGTCAAGATAATAAGGGGATCCACTGGGAACTGATGAATTTGTACTATCGTAATATTCCCAAGTGCTTCCGTTAAATTTTCTCAAATCTTGTCCGGTTGCCCAAACGAAAGAATTGGGATCCAAATCTATTTGATTTATGTAAATACTGGTTCCGGGCATTAATCTTTTTTTTAACTATATATTTCTTTTATAAAAAGGTATAATCTCTCATTACACTGGAACAGAAGGGGGAGAAGGATAAGGAGAAATAGGAGCGGTAAAACTATTTATTCCTATATTAATCGGAGGAGAATCACTATTAAAAGAACCAGTATCGCTAGGTATTGGCCTATAATCATAATTTCCTATATGAGAATTTGAGTTCCCATTTAGCTCATTGGATATCTCCTGTATAGTAGATCCCGTTATCCCGTAGAATCCTAAACTATAGACGTAAGAATTATAATTTTTAGTGTCCGGTGGACTTAATATTCCTGAACTCACGGAAATCAAATCTCCTATACTTAAATTATGTAATTCAAATCCTCCAAGCCAATCGTTATTGAATTCAAAATCTAACCACGAATGTGCATATCCATCTTCCCAACTATTGTTATAGAATATATCCCAATTTAGTCTTTTAGTTCCCCAGAATTTTAGATTCTCATTGGGATATTTTTCACTGGATTCACTCCAGAATTCATAGGTTTCAGTTGGACTGAGTCCATTTCCTAATTGAGTATCGTAATAAGTCGTAGAGAGAAGCCCAGAGGTCGAAACTACTACTGGAACCCCATTCTGAGTACTTCCGAGATCGTCGGAAGCATGTATAATTATTTTGGTTGGATTGGTAGTTGGGTCTAAACAGGTTGCAAAATAATCCGGATACGTGGTTAAGTTATTTATAGAGGAAACCAAATAATTTGTTGTGTTATAAAGGGATTGTCCTGCTATTGTAGATCCTATAGTAACTCCTCCGACATTAACTGAAACAAATCCGCTCCCTGTTATCTGCTGAGAAGGGTATAAAGAAGAATCCACATTTAATCGGTTAGGAGAAACTGAAGATATAACTCCGGTCCATCCAATCTCCAAAACGGTACTTATTCTAATTTCAGTAGAGGAAAGAACGGTTATGGACCAACTTCCTTCTAGCTCCGGTATCGTATTAGAAATATAGATGTAATCTCCCGTACTTAGGCCGTGAGGAGAAGAGAAAGATACCCTAACATATCCATATTGAGTAGGAGTTACTTCTAAAGAATATATCTCGCTCACATTTAAAAAAGACTGGGCCAATCTTATCTCTCCGGTAGCTCCTATAGGATCTGTTTTAACTTTAACGTAAACATCCTGTCCCTCCTCTGACTTATTCCCGTAAAATGCGAAATCTAATATTTCCTGGGGAATAAGATTTTTCATCTTAGATTCGCTTTCTCCCTCTGCAGGAAATTCCCATATAGATTGATAATTATCCCAAGACCTAAAAACTCTATCCCAAATATAATGCTCTACTTCTCTATATCTAGTCCAAGAGCTTGCTTCCTCATTAGCCCAGGATTCCAGTTTTATTCTCTTTGGTTGAACAGTTAAATTCTTATTTTTTATCCTGGTAGATTTATTGTTAAATCCGTCGTATATGTTGCAGGTTACATTAAAATCTCCCGTAAAAGGGATAAAGTGGGCAAGCTTATTAAAATCTACTATAGATCCCCTAAATTCAAAATTATAAGGGGATCCATCTTGGGTAGAATCCTTATTTATTACCCATTCTATTTCAACATCATTAGAAAAATCTATATTTCTCCAGGTCATTAGATTGTAAGATTGGGAGCTAGAAGATATTTCAAATCCTTCGAAGTTATGGACTAATCCCGTAGAAGAAAGCAAAACATCATAGGTTCCGTTTGAATAGTTAACACCAACCACAGTTCCCGAATCTCCTGAAGGAGAATCTATTGTTAAAGTAGGACTAGACGTGTATCCAGATCCTCCAGATACTATAGTAATCGAAGTTATTTCTGTTCCTGAAATTACTGCGATCAATCCAGCTCCAGCTCCTCCCCCTCCAGTTATAGATATATTAGGTACCGAAGAATACCCAAGACCTGCAAAATTTATAGTTACGGATGAAATAGATCCCCCAGTTATTCCTGCGGTCAGAGAAGCAATCTTAGGCTTAATTGAAACGGAATCTCCAATTTTAAAAGAAGGAAGATTTATTGAGCTCCATAAAAAATTCATTTCGTCCCAAGTCCATCTATCAATTTCTAATTCTAGAACTAAAGGAGTACCTATTGGAACTTTATATGGGGTATTTGTAGAAGGATCTTGATAAGAAGGGGGATCGTATCTCCCGTCCCCAAGAAGTTGTATTTTTCCTTGTTGCTTTAGATCGTAGAATTCATTTATAGAATTTATTAGACTTTCATTCTGAGAAGAGCTATAATTCTGTTGAAAATCCAGAGGGTTTATGGAGTTACCTAAATCCGATAAATTAGAAGGGGAAACATTTATTATCCCATTTATATTTAAATTTTCAGAAAAATAGTAATATAAAGGCCCTGTTTGTTGGGGATTAACATACCAAGAAATTCCAGAAGATCCCGAGGTAGCTCCATTTCCAGTGAGTCCTATCGGATCTTGCTGGGTAAAAGAAGGGGATTCGGTTATGTAAAAAGTAAATCCCTCCGTAGAGGTATTAAAATTATATGATTTACCAGAAACAACATTTAATGGAAAATTAGGTCCTGAAGGACCTGTTACTCCTAAGTCTGGGAATCCTGTAAAATAAACGCTGCTACCGGTTCCTCCTAATACATCCACTGATATATTGTAAGTATCGTAATATAAACTTGGGGTTTGTAAAGGAAGAGACTGAGGTCTTATATTAAAATTCCTTAGATCTTCTATATAAGCTAGATCTGGGTTTATCCTAAAATCAAATCTAGATCCTGGTTTTATTTCTCTTCTTTCTACCAGATCGAACCAAAATTTATTTCTATAAACAGAAAAATAAATTCCTTCTCCTGTTATATCTACTATTCTTGCATTTAAAGGAAGATAATCTCTTTTTAGTATATTTTTTAGTCCAAAAAGCTTTATGAGAACTTCTTCTTGAGTAAATTGAAATGCATCAACTACTACCGGATATCCGAATTCGTCTATTTCTCCGGTTACTTTATTTATATCATAATAAAGTCCAAATAATGAGGTCTTCTTATAGGCATTAGTAGGAACTAGTGTGTTTTGAGAAGAAACGTCAAGAACATAATTTCCTTCTGAATCCGGCCCATAAGTCTGCTCCAATCTATATTTTCCAGAATTTGGATTATCAAGTACATCTTGTATCGAATAAGATTGGGTTCCTGATTTCAGTCTTTGGGATTTTATTTCATCTAAGACTTGTTTATTCTTTAACTGCGGAGGAATTAATCCCTCAGCTTGGCTAAAATCCAGATTCAGCCAGTATTCTTTTATTCTTAAATCTTGATACCCGAAAAATTTTAGGGCATTTACTAGTCCTTTATAACTACCAAGATAAGGAAATATTTCTTCCCCGGCAATAAGTAATTCTTTTCTTTTTTCGTTTATTTCTTCGTAATTAGGAAGAGGCTCTTTAGGATCGTGATTCCTTAGAATTATAGAATCCTCAAGATCAAAAGATCTTCCTAAGTTATTAGCTAAAACTTTTAATCTTTCGTCCTCTCCTACTATTTGTCCGTAAAAATTAACCTCTAAAATTTTAGAAACATTATTTCCGGTAGGTCCAGCACTTATGTCTTCTATTATAAGTTTTCTCTCGTAAACTTCTTCCGATTCTTCCGGTCCATTTAAAGCTACATTTACGGAAAGTGCTTTAGATTCTGAAGGACCAAAAGATGGACAAACTAAAGATCCATTAGAATAGTAATCGGTAGAAGATGCTATTATATCCGTATAAACTATATTGGGATAGGAAACTATTAAAGGATTACCTTCTCCGCCCGGGAGATCCTCTAATATTTTATACGTAAAAATTATCTCCGTTACATCAATATTTCCATATGAATTATTGTACCATCTAGTTCTCCATTTTCCTCCGGTAGATCCAGTCGCTAAAGTTCTTGGGTAACTGTATTCGGTTTGCCCGGAAGGGCCTAATATTTGTTGAGAGATAAAGATTTGTTCGTTTTCGTAAAGTCCAGAAGAAACTGGATCGAAATAGATATTCCCGAAAAAATATCCCCCTGGAAGATTTTTATAAGAGATTTTAAAAGATATAATTTTGCTTAATGCTATTATATTTTGACCTATAAAATTATTTACGGGAATGGTTATTGTTACATTAGTTGGGGTTACAACACAAGATAATATTTTTCCTTTAAACTGGCTTCCCCCGATAACTCTTCCTTCTAAATAAATTTCAGATCCTCTGTCTATAGAATAATCTATCTGATTTGATAGGGAGGTTATGTCGAAAAAATTAGAATCTTTTGGGTTGAACTGGAAGGTATAATTTGGTCCGGACTGCTGGAAAATAACATCTCCCTCGTTCGAAGAAGTTGTATTAGTTTTATATAAAAAATTAGAATCCAGATCGCTAGGACCGGTAGGACCTATATAATCGAAATTTAAAGGATTTCCCTGTTTATTAAAAAATCTAAGTTTTAAATCTGCCATATCTAAAAAACCCTCCTATTATTCTTGGGTACTGTATAATTAAAATAATTTTTTATCTGTTTAGTGGTTTCAACTAAAGCAAAAAACCCTCTTTCAAAATAAGATAAAATATTAGATTTAACCGGGTCTTTAAATATAACCTTGGACAAAGTCTTCTTTAATATTTTATCTTTATAATCAAACCCCGAATAAGCGGTGTCATTAGTACTATACATCACATCGAATATATTATTTCTCTGATCGAAATCATAATATTTTCTTTCCTCTTCGACAGGAATCATTCCTTTCATTATTTCCAAATAATCCGAAGAACTAGAACAAGGAAAAAATCTAAGATCCCCATTTGAATTTATTACTGAAGATCTATACCCAGAGCAACCTATATTTATAGATCTTTCTTCTGCGAGTTGGATCGTTTCGTATTGGTCTTTAGAATCGTAAAAAGTTGTGTTAGTAGTCTTATATTTAGCCCCAAATGGAGTATAACTTACTTTCAGCTCATCCCCTGGAAAAAATGGAGAAAATTTTTGATTCTTGTCTTCCATCTTATTTATTTATTATAGATTGTCTAGTTGTAGAATTCAATTGATTGTTGAAATTAACAGGAACCGGAGCTCCTTGGATAGTTATATTTATCGGTCCTAGACTTCCGGTTACCGGGCTAATTGTATAATTATTTCCTTCCAAATCTGTCCACCCCCCTCTAAGAAGAACTAGTTGATTCATTCCTATTATAATATCACCAAAAGTGTCTATGGAGCTTGATTGATAATTCACGGTCTGTCCAGATCCCCCAGTATTCTGAAGTGCTATTAAAGCTTCTTGATCCTCCTGAGATATAAATTCAACAAAAACGGAGTCTACCCCAGAAACGGATTCTACTATTGCAATCATGTCAGATCTAGGTATCTTATCCCTTCTTTTTAGATTTAACATGTAATCTGATATCTTGTTTCTTATCTGTTGTTTAATGGTATTGGGATCAAATCCCTGAAAAGTACTTATGGTTATGTTTAAAATGAATTTTTTAATAATCGGATCTACTATTTGAACCACAGTAGTAGCTATCATAGATCCTGAATCCTCTATTAAATTTAATATTCTATTTTTTTGATCCCCAGTAAGAATAAAGTTTTGGATAGGAACACTAAAATAGTCCTGATTAGAAGCTATATTTAATGTTATATCAGGAACCAGATAAATGTAAATAACGTTATCGTCGTCCAAATTTTCATCTTCGAACGTGGAATAAGCCTGTATTTGAGAAAATATTCCCAATTTATTTAAAAAGATTTCGTAGCTTTCTGCATTTGCAAATACAAAAGATCTACTAGTTTTAGGAGCAACTACTCTAATTAATGATGTCGGGTCGGGATCTGTTCCAAAATCCGGGTCCAAAGAATTTGTGATATTTAGGTATAAATTTAAATCCGCAGATGCTCCGTATAAATCAGTTCCTTCTGTAGAAAATTTCCAAGTTAAAGGGTTATTTTGTGAAGAATAAACATTTCCTTTTATTCCTATATTTGAAAGATATTCTACCCTAATTCTAGATCCTCCTTGAGGGATTCTTCCGAAAAAAGAATTACCAAAATAAACGTCCACCCCGCTAGCTATTCCGCTTTTTATTATGTATCCCTTTCCGTTTAAAGGTATATCATAGAGAGAATCATATTTTCTCCATTTTTCCTCGTTAACATACACGTCCACGTAAAATTGATCTATATACTGCCCGTTTATAACCGGGATATTAAAACTTAATAGGGGAGAACCCGTAGAAGTAAAAGTAGTAGAATCGAATGTTCCTTGAACCACTTTAAAAACCTGAGGCTGGGATTGAGATGAGAGGGGAATGGTTATTCTATCGGAGGAAAGAATCAAAGTGTAGGTTTGTCCGTTTTGTTGATTTCTAATTTGGGTATTTCTTGGTATTATTATAGATCCTCCTCCTGCTTGAGTATTGGAAGCATTCCAGGTAACAATGACTTCTCCCTGAGAAGCATTTGTTCTTTTAGGATCATACCCCGATATTCTTGCAAGACTCCTTATCGAATAATCTCTGGTAGCTTGTTCTATATTTAATTCAGTTATCGAATCCTCTATGAAATAAAGAATAAGTTGAGAAATATTTTGAAAAACGAAAGTAATCTGTCCCCATGCAGAAGCAACAGTAAATAGATTTCTGCTTTGAGAATAAGTCTTTGTTATGAAAGAATAGGTACTAGATAATAGACCGGATATTAATATGTTATTCTTTTTATAAATATTCATTTTTAACTAATTAATAGTGTAACAAGAGGACTTAATCCGGAATTGGAATTAAACCTAAAATCTAAAGTAGCAATATCTCTATTAGTCCCCAAATAAAATTTAAGTTCATAGGTTCCTCCCAGGGATTCAAATTCTGGTATATATGCTTCTATATTATTCTGTATTTGTTTTTTCATAGCTGCTTCCGTTAAATTCAAATCATATATGTATTCTTCAAGATCTAATCCAAAGCTAGGATCCCCTAAAACCTCTCCCTTTCTAGTGAAAAAAAGCATTTTAATTTTCCCCAGACAAGCTTCGAGTGGATCGGTTACCTCTAATTGATTTTCTTTGTAATTTGGATCTTCCGGATCTCTATTATAGATTTCTCTAAGCATACATTTTATTTTTTTATATATCCTAGAAAAAAAATCTAAAAAATATTCTTTTTTTAGATTAAGACCACTGTAAGAAATAAGAAGCCGTATTTTCTCCGTTTATCATTTCCATTACTTCTTGTATCTCCGCTTCTCCATTTGATTTTATATCCGCTGAATTGACTTGGACTCCTCCCGGAAGAGTATAAGAAAATACTCCTAGCATAGTTCCCAATGCTACTTTACATTTTCCGATACAATACCTAACAAATAATTCATCATCGTAAAGATATTCATCATTTATAGCAACAAAGCACCTTACTGCCACATCGGTTCCTCCGGACCCAAATCCCTGGGCTAGCTGAGCCTGCTGGGATCCTCCTCCTTTTCCGCTTCTCCCTGGATCTCTACCTAATATAGTTAAAAATTTACTATTTTTATTCCATTTGAAAGCATAGGTAGGTAATAAATAAGCTTTTGCTAGGTCGAAGTAAGAGTACATGACGGTTCTATATACAAGATTGTCTCCGATAAAAGGGGAAAGCAATAATTCAGAACCTAAAAGTTTAGAATCACTAAAATCCCTGTCGGGATTCCCAGAGATCCCAGCACCCCCAACTTCTCTAACGTCAAATACAGTTACTATAGAATCAGGAAGCTTTAGTTGTCTGGTTTTTCTAAATTCGGGATGATTGAATAGCTGATTTGCTAGAACCATTATCCTTTCTTCTACCGCATATTGGTAATTGTCATAAAACCAAGCTCGAGCTCTTTTTATGATTCTTTCGGTCTCCTGTCTATTAAGATTATAAGGGAGAGAGCAACTAAAAGATATAGCATCTTCTATTTCTTGTATTAATTCGTCTAATGTCATTTTCTAGTAGTTTATATTTCCAAATTTTGGTTTTTTGTAATCGAAATTCAAATCTTTTAGTCTTGTATCCGTTACGAATCTCTCATCTCTAAGTTCGTTGAATCCTTTAACTTTCACGGTATCCTTACTTATTTCAGCGTATTCCCCTATATTCCCAGCTCTAAAAACCCCTCCTTCCATCTTACCGTTAATGTTTTTTCCTTTGCAGTCAACAAAACAATTTTTAAGCTCGTTTGAAAATTCTACCACGCTATCGTTAACTTTAGATGATATTATTTTACATCCGTTTGCCACATTGCAATTCTCTATTCTGGATTTTTTTATGTCACAAGTAAAAAGATTACAATTTTCTAAAGCTCCTCCTTTTATATCACAGGATATTAAATCCATATCCTTAATTTTCATAAAATCCCTTATTCTTGCTTCTTTTACCTGATATCTTCCGTTTGTCGTGTCATAATTAAAATAGCAAGATCTAACATTTCCATCGACGACAAGCTCAAATATTTTATCTTTTATCATCGGAAAATAAGTTTTTATATTTTCATCAAGGCCTTTTAGATCTACGAATATGTGGAAGTCAGGGAAATTCATAAAAAATAATTCCGGATTACTATAGCATCTAACGACTTTGCTATATTCCTTCATCATTTCTTTTAATTTTGCTAAATCTTCTTTTGTGTATCCGTTAGTCCTATGACTTAGGATATCATAAAGATACAAAATGACATAATCTACAACCTCTCTTATCTCTTTAATTTTTTTCTGATAATCCCTATTTCCAAGATATCTAAATTCTAGATATCCATCTTTTAGCTTAGTAAAGTTTACCCCGTAATATTTTTCATCAGGAACTTTAAATAGTCTAGGGTCTATGCTAGTTATATTTTCAAGCATAGAAAATCTGTTAACGGGAACTACCCTTTTAACCGTATTTGCATAAACATTATTCGATCTATTTCCGAATTTAGAATAAATAAAATTTTCATCAAGACCTAATATAAATTTAAGCTTATCTAGATTTTCTATCCTATCTTTTATCTCTCTTCTAAATTTATCGAAACTAAGAGAAAATTGAAATGCACACCTATCATCGGTCCACCCATTTTTTTCTATCCAGTTTAGAATTTTTATCATAACCGGAATAGCTTCCGAATATTCCATAGGTCCAGTTATAAGCTCTACCATTTTATTACCCCCCGAGTAATCGGGTTCCAATTTAAAAAGAGATGAAGTGACTTTTAATTCAGAATGGTATTTCTCAGATACCTGAACTTTCTTTTTTATCTCCTTCCCTATAGATTCAGCAGCTTCCCCCTTCAGCATATTAGTATAAAATTCAAATTCGAATCCTATAACAGAAGAAGAAAGTGCATTAAGTTTATCTATGTGATTTCTTTCGCTCATTTATCTATATATATCTCTACAAAAAACAATAAAGAGAATTATATAGGTATAGAAGAGATAACATTATTTACAATGGATATTTTCTCAAAAAGAGACAATATAAATTGGGGGATCTCAAATTTTATTGCATTGGCAGCTTTTAGTACTTCGGTAAAAGCAACTATGGCAGCATTTAAAGTTCTACCTAAAGTATTTTTCCCTTGCTTTGCTAGATTTATAGCATAAAGGGGATTAGGAGCACCAGGAGGAGCTGTTATTGCAGGGGGAAGAGCGATGTTACTTATTAGAGCTGTAACATCAGGGGGTATAGAATCTATAGAATCTTTAAATACTTTATAATTTTGTTTTATTACAGTTATTTTTTCTTCGACTATGCCTTTTATATTTTTTTTAAACGAATCTATTATTTTCTTTTTTTGGGCATCTGCTTTTTTTCTGGATTCTTTTATTTTTTGATCCCTTTCCGCTTTTCTTTCCTCTTCCGATTTTGTTTTATCTTCCGATCTTTTTGCTCTTTCAATCTCTTCTTCTACTTCGGTATCTATAGAATCTGTAATGGTTTTAATCTCTTCACTTTCCTTGGCTAGCTTATCAATTATAGGTCCAGGACTTAATCCTGGAATAGATTCTCCGAGATTTCCCAATTTGCTTAATATTTCAGTTTGAGCTTTTAAAGACATAGGTTACTTAGTTTTAGAGGTTTTACTTAATACTGAAGTGGGGAGAGGAACGACAGGAGGAGATCCTGCTCCCGCATGGGTATGGGTATCGTATATAGTTTTAAATAGATCACCAAGTATTACAGATTGAACTGCTCCCTCCCCCAATTCTATATTTAAGGAATTTACGATAACTTTATTGTTTTCCATTCTTATTTCGTCTTCTCCCATCTTTAGGACAACTCTCAATTTTCCTCCGTTTTGGGTATCCAATTGAACTTTAGCTTCCCCCAACTCAAAAACTAGACCTTTTTTTCGGCTATAAAATAATTTTAAAGGTCCAGGCTGAGCTTCTGTATCATATATTATGGAATGAAATCCCTCATAAGAATTTTCTTCATTCATTTCATCTACAAGTTCAGGACAAAATTCCTTTATTGTATCGAAATACAATTTATAATAATTTTCACCTTCAAAAGAACAATATACTACAGCACCTACTCTAGGAACACTTACAGCTCCTCCACCTCCACCTCCACCGAAATATTCACATGCAGTTCCTGGCTCTGCCCAAGGTAGATCTTCAACTGGTATATCGTCAAATATACCAAAAACTCTAACCCTAGCTCTACCCTGTTTTAAAGGGTCTGCTATATCAACTATTACTCCTAGATAAGATTTATTAGACGGCATTAAGAATTAAATTTAGTAGGATCCGGATTTTTACCTCCGAGACTTATATTATACGAATCTTTAGGTTTTAAGTTTCCTAAATCCCCAGGTTCGTCCGGATTAAAATCTTCTCTTGTTGGAGGATATAGATCTCCTAGATTTCCTCTAAAGTATTTAGTTTCTTCTCTAGGATAAACCGGGGAAGGTTTGGTTTTAAATTCACTAGGGTTTTCGATCTGATTCAAATAAACATCTCCTAGGATTCCTGGATTTTTTGCTGGCTCATCTTCATATATTCTAGGCTGAGGATTTAATTGATTGGATACATTAGGAGAATTTTGATAAACGTTTTGATTAACTCCATCATATCTTCTTCCTGGAACTCCTAGGTCTTTTCCGGGAACTTCTTTATAAACATCGTCTTTAACGATAGGGTATGATCTTTCCGGAACCCCTAGATCTCTTCCCGGAACCTCTTTGTAAACATCGTCTTTTACTTCTGGGTATAGCCTATTAGGAACTCCTAGATCTCTTCCTGGAACTTCTGGGTAAACATCGTCTTTTACTTCTGGGTATAGTCTGTTAGGAACTCCTAGATCTCTTCCCGGAACATCAGGATAAAAATCTTCCGTCACGGTTGGGTATATTCTTTCGGGAACACCAAGATCTTTTCCCGGAACGTCAGGATAAGAATCTAAATTTCCCCCGGGGGAGGGATAAACTCTTTGGGGAACTCCTAAATCTTTTCCAGGAACTTCAGGATATCTATCCCCTTCGTCCGGTGAAAGATAAAGTCTCTGGGGAGGACCGAGATCACTTCCCGGAACATTTCCATATACATCTCCCTCAGGATCTTTGTAAACTCTTTGGGGAACACCTAAATCTCCGCCAGGAACTCCGTTATAAACGTCTTCTGGCTTTAATTGAGGGTAAACCCTTCCTATTGTAGGGGATCCGGGAGGGGTAACCCCTAAATCCTGGCCCGGAACTTTACTATAGAGATCTAAATTCGTTAAAATACCAGGAGGATATGTATTTTGAGGAGGGCCTCCTTGTCCCGTAGTTTGAGGGTTTGGTAATCCGTTTTCAAAAGAAGAAACTAAATCAACTTGAGAACTTTGATTAGCAAAATCTCTAATAGTATTAAGACTTAGATTGGAGGTATTTCCAGATAAAAATCCTGTTATCTGAGAAGGATTAAAAGAATATATATTTCCTAATAACAATTGATCAGCCCCACTAAGAGCATCTGATACTAGCTGAACTCCTCTATCATAAAGATCATTTACAGTATTTCCTATAAAATTATTAAGAACACTTGCTCCCTGTTCTGCTAAATCCGATCCTCCTAAGTCTACCCCAAATAGAGTTCTTCCGGAAGGATCTCCTTCATATTTTTGAAGTGAGCTTTTATTTGTGAATACATCGTCAGAAATTATTAGAGGATTTTTGTCGAGCCTTATATTAGGGTATTGACTTCTTATTCTAACTCTACCTACGTGGATTTTAAAACTCTGTCCTAGTTGATCTCCGGAATCGGTTCCTGCATTTATACTATTACCTATTGGAGAGGTATCAGTAAAATCAAATTCGCAATTACTGCATTCCAAAAGTATTACCGGTTTTATTCCAGATTGGTCTTGTTGATTGGTAACTCCTTCGGATCTTGCTATATCGCCAAGAACATTTCCGACAACTCCTCCCTGTGCTCCTGTATCGTCCGGAAAATCCCCTGTACTATCTAGGGTTCCCCCGGATAAGCTATTCCCGGGATTTATACCTGATCCTAAAAGATTTGAAAAATTATTTATAGTGGAAAGAGTAGTAGACGAATTAATAAGCCTATTGGTCTTAAAGAAATTTCTCAAATCGGTAACATAAATATACATTCGAAATCTTCTAAGATTTCGAGGAATAGTTTCCCTCATATTTATGAAATCGAAGGTGGCATGATTATAGAGATCTGCTAAAGCAGTAATTCTAAGATTTAGGGATTCTAATGTATTGATGGTTATGGTTGCAGCTCTGGATGGATTAAAGTCGCTTTCCAGTGTTTCCGTTTGAAATCCTGGTCTAGCAACTTTATATAAAGAATCTAGTCCATCTATAGATTGAAAAAACCAAGGCTGATTTCTAGTTATGTCCCTTAAAAGGATTTTAAATTGTTTAAGCATCTGGGATCTTTTTCCTCCTCCCTCCGGGAATCCCTGACCTACTCTTTTTTCTCTCTCGTTTAAATAGCCTTGGGCACAATAAAAAAGAACACTAGGATCGCTTCTTCCAATATATTGTAGCTGTCCGAATAGGTTTCTTCCGGTGGGGTTTTCATAATTCGAATCCCTAAAAAGAGGACTTATTGGGGTTCCATATTCTAAATCTATATCCAAAACCCCAAAATCAAAATCTACCGAAAACCCAAGATATGTTGGATCCTCGTTTTTCCCTTGATCATTAAGTTTAAAGCCGCTTAGAAACCTATACCTATTTCTATCCGTAGCTCCTGAAAATCCGAAACTCATATCTTTTTATTCTATTTATCCGAAATGATATTTATTCTAAAACAAAAGGGAAAGATTTCGGAAGACCTCCTGCTCTATTAACTACCCAATCTCTTTTACATAGATGGAGTATCTGTCTAAATCCAGAAGACCATGAAATTTCAATTCCCATCACAACATAGTTCCCGGAAAGGAAAATATCAGTTTTAAATTCCTGGGTAGTGTTTTTTTCATTCCCTGGGGTATTTCCTACGTTTTGAGACCTTAAATTAGATTTTCCAACCTCTATATGAACAGGAACTACTTGTCCCCTATAAAATCCAGCAAAGTACCCATCCAATTCTACTTTAAGGGAAAATTTAGTACAGTCGTTGTAATTTATTAGATTTTGGTATTTAGAATGTAAATAGTTGATATGAACCCCTCCGCTTTCGTCCTTTCGATTAAGAATCCCCAGCCATTCTCTCCTTTTTTCTCTTTTATACTCATCATCATTTCTCCCTTTTTGAAGTATTTGACCCTTAATAAGTTCCTTGCTAGTTAAAGATTCAATGTCATAGTTTATGTATTTATTTTCTGGCTTTTCTTCTTCCAGGTTTTCATCGTAAAATCCTATATTAACCACATATCCGGTTTTATTTACATTTGTCCCGGAATTAGAAACTAATGTATACCCATTTATACCAAAAGGATAAACCCCCGGGTCTAATTTATTTCTTAATATTAAGTAAGCTCTTTTTATTTCTGGTTTTGCGCTTCCGTTTATTTTTACGTTTGGTTTATAGTTTGAATTAGAATAATAACCTACTGCATAAACTATTTCTTCTTTTACGATTCCGCTATACCCAAACTGGGACCCGAGATTAACGAAATTTAAATTGTAATAAGGATCTATCCAACAATCAAAAAAACTCGAATCGTCATCTTTATAAGCTCTTAGACAGACCTCCTGTATAAAATCATAATAGGAATAATTAGGGCAAATCCACGTCATTGTATCTTCTGTTGAAGTTTCATTGGTCGAAAATCCAAGGTCTAAATCCTGAGAAATTTCCAATAAAGTCTCATAAGAATTTTTATTTCTGAAAGATTTTATTACCGGAGTATACAAAGAGGGTATTTTAGCTTCTGAGGTTACATAAAATCTAAATTGAGATCCTTCGGGATCGGGGGCACTCCCCGATTGAGAATATTTACTAGAAACATTGCTTTTTACTGAGAGTATATTAAAATCCATCCTTATTGGATTATAGTATCCTTCCGGGGAAGAAATATAAAGAGAAACAACATCTCCGTCTTTAGGGTAATTTACCGATATAAAAGTGGAATTACCAGAATAAAAAGAAAAGGATAAAACGGGGATAAACCCCGTTAAATCTAAATTGAAAGAAGTTAAATATTCACTAAAGGGATATCCGTTTATGCTTATAAATGGTTTTTCAACCCCCGTTCTTTCTCCTGCATTATAATTTGGATTCGACGGATCGTTTCCATCTACTATAAGAAACTGCTGATCCAGTTTTATATCATTTAATGATATCTGATTTATCTTAATTTCCCTCACATTATTTCTTTGTAGGTTTATTAAATCCTCCTCTTCCGGAATCCGGGGCAAAAGTAAATACCGATCCTTTTCTAGAGAATTTACGATCTCCCGGCTGAGAAACGTTAGGAGGAAGTACAGCAACGGGTTTATTTTTAATTGATTTCTCAAGGAAATTTTTTCTCCCCTCGCTAACTTTAAATATTTTATCTTCCTGAGCTTTCTTGAGATTGTCCAAAGAATTGCTACTAGAGGAATTTGATGACTGAGATAATTCCTTGGTTTTTATTTCGTACGTCTTTTTTATTACATCCCTAGATAGTATAATTAGTATTCTCCCTTCATCTATGGAAAAAGGATTAGAAATTCCATTTATTTTCATTAGAGATCCGCAATACTCAGGATCCCCTATATTATAGAGAGATATGAGATCGGGCCTCATAACTAGATCAGAGGTAACTTTATAGAATTTTCTGGCATTCAATTTATTTATCTCGTAATTTACAGAGGATTGAGTCAAATCCCATATTCCAAAAGAATTTGATTGATCTTCGGGGTTGGGATTGAAAATCCTTTTATTTACTGATAGTGTGTCTATATTTAACATAATTTTATTTTTATTCTCTTTCTCCTAGCTCAATATCACCGAATGTGGTAGGAGACCCACTTCCAGCGACTCCACCATTTTCTGGAGAGAAGAACGAGTTTACACTTCTCTGGGTAAATACCTGGCCTGCAAGATCTACTGTGGCGTTGTAAGTTTGTGCATTTGCTGTAGTAGATTTAACATTTTGGTAAAGACGCCCATCTCCCTGATTAAATATGCTTTCTATTTCTCCTCTTTCTCTTGGTCTTGCGTGTTGAAGGGTAATAGATGCTTCTAAAGTATTCGGGAAATCGTCGGGTCCTAAGGAATCCCCAAAATCTATACTAACATCAGTACAAATCAAATTCCCTATCATTGCGATAGGATTGTATGGATTTCCCAAAACAACGTGCCATTCCCCTATTGCAGCTCCGGTATAAAGAGATAAAGGGGCTTGCCAATCTTCGGCGGCCTGTTTTCCTAGTCCAGATTTTATTCCCTTTATAATCCTATCAAAAAGTCCTCCTTCTTCGAAAGTAACTGTTCCCTCTTTAAACTGCTTGGATAGCTCTTGTAGCTGTGTCTTAAAATCTTCAAGTTCACTTTTATTAATTTCACTCCCCCCTATTGTTCTAGAAGAAGAATTGTCAGATACCAATAGTTTACTTAAATTATCCGAAATGAATTTTGCAGGATCTGTATTAAAATCTCTAGCACCATCGTCTCCTCCAGGAAAGGTTAAAGCAGAATATTTCGAATCGTATCTTATATAAGGAGCTAAAAAATTACCATAATTTGTTCCTATAGAGAGTAGATTTCCCAATATATCAAACATAGCAGCTTTAGTATTAACTTCTCCTGCCGAAGTTAAATCGTAAGTAAATTTAAGAACCAAATCAGTCCACGTAAATTCAAGTCCAAAAGTTCTATATGATGTATTTTTTATCACATCTACAGGAACCCAAATTCTTTCCGAAAGAATTCCGAATCTTCCATCAGAGTCCTCTTTTATAGCGTCATAGAATGCTCTAAAATATCTACTTTTTGTTAGATCGTCTCCAGCAGCGCTTAGAGAAGTTGCTATAGCTTCTGCTCCAATAGTAAAATCTTCGTCGGATTCATTCCCTGTATTAGTCGCGGAAAAAGCTGTAGTTAAACTCGTTAGAGTTTTAAATGCGGTTGAATTTAGTAGACCGTCACCAAAAGCTTGTTGAATCCTCTCCTCGTTAATATTCTCGGTACCCCACGCTAATCCTGTTGAAAACCCGATAAGATCTGATAATCTATTTCCGCTATTTCCCCCAAACCATGTAACTGCTTGAGCAACCGGCATACCAACTCCCAATTTTTGATTTTCGGGAGTTTTTAAGCCAGGGGGAAGGGAGAAATTATCTAATACTGGAGAACTAAATCTCCTTAAAGTTATCAGCCTGTTATTTGGTATTGTTCCGTAATATTTACAATATATAAAGTCTTTCCAGTAGTAGGGTGCATGTAAACCTCCTTTTATAGGACTTCCCTCGGTAGTGCTATTTCCAGTAGAAAGAAGAAGAGGGCTATATTGAGATGTGTCTTTTACAAGTTGAAATGCCGTTGGATTCTTAGAAGCCGGGGTAGATATTAATCTATTATATTCAGATCTTTCCGATAGATAATATTGGTCCAAAAAATTATTTTGTCCTCCACCAAAAGAATAGAACATAAAAAGTCCATACTTTTCTGCCTGTTTCGAATCCGGATCTAATTTTGCTCCGTCGTAGAAGAGACTTCTGGGAAGAGGATGTTCCGATTTTGCTGGATTATCCCCCCCTATATTACTATATCTTTTTACTATGGAAGATGCATTAGAATTTAAAGCCTGCTCCTGAATAGGTGTTCCTGCAAGGACCTGCCCACCGTTGGTCGAAGTAGTTGGATCATTTACATCATAGTAATACATAAACCTCTAATTTTAATTTATAAAATTGAAGGAGTATTCTATTGGTTCTTGTAATTCTTCGATAAATGAAATTAAATTATCCACAAAATCTGGAGAATTACCCCTGTAGCAAATGAGAATACCCTCGCATTTACTATTATATATTCCATGAATAATTTTTTTGTGAATTGAATAATTTAGTATAAATTCAGATTGTAGAGATAAATTTTTAGTATCGTACCCTAAATCTTTTATTATTTTTGAAATGTCTACTATATAAAGGTCTAAGGGATCTTCTATTCTTTTCTTGGATTCTTTTGGGGTATATTTAGAAATATAAAAAACCAAGCTTTTAGTTTCCGACATGATAGCTTCCATTAATCGTTTCCTGTGTCCTCCCAGTCGGGATTTGTTAAAAATTCAGATAACCCGCTGTAAGAATCGGTAGGATAAGTAACAAATTGGATATACTCCTCTGAAGTATTCTTTTCTCCTTTTCCTTCTAATATATTTTTATTTTTTATATTTTGGAGATCTGATCTTCTTTTATCTTCCCCTGATTTTATAAGGGAGTTCAATTCTCTTTTATCTATTTTTATTCCTTTTTTCTCTGCTTGTTTTCCCAACAAACCTGCATCTTTAAGCATTCTTCTTCTTTGTGCTCTATTCATTTTATTAAATTTCAGTGTTTATTTCTTTCTTTTTGGAAAATATAGAATCCTCCCTATTATATATGTCTATTCCAACTACATATTTAAAAATTCTAAGAAACAAAGCAGAAATAAAAGGATCTTCTATAGATATAATATCATTAGCGGGGATTAATGTAAATTTTGAAAGTTTTTCCTGTTCGGACCCATCGGTCTTAGGTTCTCCGGGATCTATTCCAGTGACGTCAACAGCAAAGCAAGGGTGAACAGAATCTACAAATTTACTACCTGTTAATGTTCCGATAAAATACCATCTTTCCTCGTCTTGTACATCGAATCCAGTCTCTTCCAGAAGTTCTCTTTGGGCTGTTGAAAGAATATTGGGATCCTCGTCTTCTGGACTCCCTGATATCACGGATAAAGCATACCCTCCACTTCTAAATAAATTTCTTTCGTTTAATACTCCTAACATAAGGGGTATTCCTCTATCGTCGGAGGTAAAAGGAAGAATTAAAACGGAATCCAATTTGGTTCTTATCCCGGTATTTTCCCCCAAATCTACCAAATCGAACCTTTCGGAACTGTATAGTATTTTTTCTTCGTTACTCATTAGTATCTTTTTCCTTATTTATCTTTTTTATGGAATTTTTTTCAGGGGAAGTATTAGGGGAATAATAATTTCTTCTTATCGACTCGGAAAGAGATTTTTTAATATCTTCTATATCTACTCCGTCAATTACAAATTTTATAATTTCATTTTCAGCATCTTCAAAAGAAGAAGATAAAACTCCATAGAGCTCTTTAGAAGGAAGATTTAATTCAATTTTAATTGAAACCTCTACCATATTTTTTTTCTGCTTCCTTAAGAGATTGTAAATAGGAGAATCAAAGTCGCTGTGATTTTGATTAGGTCCTCCATAAACTATAGAAGTTACCGTGGAGGATTTTTGAGGAGCCACTTGAATTTGATTGGTATTTATTTGAGGAGCCGGATAAAAAAGAGTATATTCTTCCACAAGATCCTCATTTATTCTACCTCCTTCCATGAATTCTATGAAAAAATTTTCTCCGGTCTGTCTGACTTCCTTGAATAGATTAGTGGATCCCGATAAATCCCCTTTAATCCATTCAAACATCATTCCCTGGTACTTTAATCTTAAATCGTCTAAATTTTTCTCCTTAGTTTCCATCTTTGGGTCTTTTTTTTTATTTTTGAATAAAGAAATTAATTTTCTCATCATGAATCATTTTGATCCTTTTTATTTGGTTTTTCTACTTTAACTATCTTATGGAATTCGAATCCGCATGAATTAATCTCATAAGAAATTCTATTAATAAAATCTTTTTCTATTATCCAAACCGAAGGATCTTTTTTCTTGCTCCTGGAATTTCTATATTCCAATTCTATAATGTCATTGAGGTGTTTTTCGTTCCTTCTAGTAAATTCTAAATATGTAAAACCGCCTTTCTTTTTTAAGATTAGGGTTTCTCCTTTATTTAGGACAAAAGATTCATCAATTTTCATCTAAGATAATAGAAAAATAGAAGGGAAAAGTTTCTATTTTTTTCTATTTTTGGTGTAGATATCTTCTATTTTTTTGGAAGTTAAAAAGTCTTCCAGAAGACTAGAGACTAAATCTATTTCTTTTCTTTGGGATTCTCCTCTGCTATAAGATCTAGGATCGTCTGACATATAATAACTAGTATCTTCCGATTTAATAATAGATTCAAAATACTCCAATAGGGATTTTTCATCTTCGTATTCTTGTATTCCCGATATTTTTTTGAATAGATAGTTAGCAACTGGGTCTTTTTTAAGGTCTACCATTGATATTTTCCTTACGATCCTGTCTTCCCCCGGTCTTCTAAAGTTAAATCCTTCTGAGTTTTTTTCCGTGTTTATTTCTATGTAGGGGATTTCCGAATCTTTTTTGGGGTATATCCTAAATTCCCCAACTAGGTCTTCCGCAGATCTCTTTTTTATTATAACTACAAATCCATTCTCCAATTCAGATCTCCACTCATTTTCTCTATCTCCTTTTTCGAATTTTTTAATATTGGAATTTATTCCATACATATCTAATATAAGGTCTAAATCTCTTTGAGCTTGTAAGCTTACGGTTTTTTCTTTTTCCCCTTTTTCTTTTTCTATGGAATCTTCAAATCCATCTAAAAATTCCTCTAGGTTTGATTGGTTCTGAGACAACCAATTTTTATATTGAGATATCTTGATGGACCCTATTCCTCCTCTTGTATTTCTATTTATGTATGCTCCAAAATAAGGAATCCATAGGTATTTAGCTTCTCTTCCGTCCGAATCAAGATAGGTGAGGGCAACAGCTTTTCCGCTGTCTTTTGCTACAAGAAGATTTCCCTTTAAAGGAGAAGTTCCATTTTTTTGGTAGTCTACCACGTCCAAAATATAATCTCCTCCCCAAGTCTTAGTGACGGATCTTAAATTTTCATACTTTTTAGATTCGTGTAATGGACTAAAATTTTCATAATTTAATATTTCTCTCATGGGTAATTAGTTCCAAAATAAACCATTACATCAAATCTAGAAGGATCCGTAAATCCGTTCATATTTATTTCTATTCTTTCTGGATAAGAAGGTATAGGAAAATCATTAACAGAATATTTCACCTGTCCGTAGTCTATAGTTTTTCCTGGGATTAAATCAAAATCTATCTCATCTTCTTTTCCTGTAGAAGTCTCTATCTTCATAATCAATTCTATAGAATCCACGGAAAAATTAACTCCTTCTAGTCCTCTTTTATTGGAAAGTATTTCAGTTGAATATTCTATAAAAACTTTAGCTTCGGTTATATCTCTAAATTCTTTAGGCTTTCCTATTATATCTATGTCAACTAGAGACATCTCATACCCAAATTTATTTCTAGTATCAGAAAATTTAGATTTATTACTCGAAAAAGATCCGTAATCGTATATCCTTGACATTGATTTTTTTTATTTATATATCTTAAGCAATTTTAACTTCCGAAGGAATCGATCTTGCTTTAAAATCATTTTTAGAATAATAGTTAGTTTTCCCCGCATAATTCCAGAAAAAAGAATTATTTTTGTTTTTGGAATCTCTTTCTACCGGGCTAGCAGCGGAAGAACCCTTAGGTTTATCAGCTAAAAATTCTGTTCTCGTCTTAACGTGGGATTTTGCTTTATCTACAAGAGATTTGTTAGCTTGGGCTTTTACCGCTTGATCTATTGCTTTGGTGGAATTAGCAAGATTCATTCCCATGCTTTTCATATAAACATTTATAGCTTTATTCCTATCTGTTATATTTTTCCAATCTGCTCCTTTTTTAAGTCCCTTTGTTACAGGAGAATATTGTCCTTTTGTTAATATTATATCTGCTATTGTTTTTCCGTAAGGTTTTCCTTTTACGTGGTATCTATTGTATATAGACTGAGCAACATCTGCCATTCCTTGGGATTGATCTATGTAATTTTCACAAGCTATTATGGTAATAAGGGTCCAATAGTCTTTTTTGTTTATCTTAGCCTGTAGAGATTCGTCCAGCTTGACCGAAGAAGTTCCTAAAAAATCTTTCTTGATTATATCCTTAGTACTTCTAGTTAAAAAATTTTTTAGGGACATTTCCTTTAAATATTTTTTACCTGATTCGTTTTCCCAAACCCCAACAACCCAAGATTCTTCTAGAGCTTCTCCTTTATAAGAAGAAGGGTAATACCCTAAAACTTTTTCATTTTCTATATTTTTAGATATCAAAGGCCTTTGGTCCGAATAAATTATTTTTTCCCCAGATTTTATAAATTGATTAGATCCTTTAGCTGGATTTATTATTTTAAAAGGTATTTTGCTTTTGGCCATTCTATTTTTTAGAGATTCCCAGGCTTTTCCGGTGCAAGAAAAATTTAAATTTTCTTTAAGATCTATTCCGTGTATAGACATCTTACCCTCTATAGCCGATTTCTGGGGGAATGTTATATTCTTAGGGGGAGATACCCATTTAAAGCTAGAAGAAGAATAAGATTCGTTTAAATCCCAATTTGAAAATTTTTCCAGATTTTTCATTAAAAATTTTTATTTTTACTATATATCCCGAAATTTTTAGAAATAAAAGATGTATAAAAATCATATTATTATTTAAATTTTAAGAAATGATCGAAATGCAACAGGTTCCTTTCGAGGACAAAACCAAGAAAAAAGAAGTTCAAGAGGTTAAAGAAAAAGTAAAAAAAGATCCTAAGGACAAAAGTGTTTACAGAAATGACATAAGTCCGACCGAAGAACTTTTGGTGAGAAAAGAGCTCCCTTCCGATTACCACACAACAGATTACACTCAAAATTTTCTAGGGGAAATCTACGATACACAGAGGGATAAGTATTATTCACAATCTGCTAGATATAAATATTATCCTAGACAAGAGGACAAACATTTGTGTCCAGGACATTGGCAGGGATATAGATGGGCGGTACACAATTTAACTCAGCCGGGTGATTGGGTATTTGACCCCACATGTGGCACAGGAACAACTTTAGTTGAATCATATAATAACGGTAGAAATTCAATCGGAGTTGAGTTAGAGTATCCCCAGATTGCTTATAACAATATTGCAGCACAAACGGAAAGAACTGATGTCGTAGCTAAACTAATTCAAGGGGATGCTAGAAACACAACTCAGAATTTAGAAAGTGCAGGGATCAAAAGAGGACAATTATCACTAATCGTTAATGGTACTCCATACCCTAAAATCAGTGGGAAATCCTCAGATGCACCACAAAGAGGAATGGCTAAAAATCCGGATGGATCTATAAATGATAAGACTTTCGATTATGAGCATCCTAACAATATTGGACTAACTAAAGGAAGTGAGTATTGGGATCTTGTTAATGGAATGTACACTCAAGGTATTGAATTTTTAAAGCCAGGTGGATACTTCGTTACCTTGATTAAGGATATGATCCAGAATAAAAAACCTTATTTACTATCTTCTATGATTATGGATGAAGTACTTAAGAATAATCCAGATATGGAATATTACGGTCTTTATATGCACAGACATATTCCAGAAACACTATTCATGAGAACTTACCCTAAAATGTATCCAGGTGTTCCGGTTCCTTCCTATCAAGCAGGGGTTATTTTAAGAAAGAAATTAAAATAATAGATTAAATAAATTATAGATAAACCAGGATTCAAAAAATCCTGGTTTTTTTTGATATATAAGATAAATTAAAAAAATTATAAATGAAAAATATTAAATCTATTCAGGAATATTCAGGAAATAACTCTGAGTATAATGAAATTCAGGAATCATCTTTATTCGATATGGATTTTTCTAAACCCCAGATGGATACATCCTGGTCTGATGTATGTAATAAATGGTCAGAATATTCAGCACTAATGGCATCAATGAATGTAGCTAATCCTAAATATAAAAGAACTGTTTCCACTGCCACTGAATTTCTTAAAAAAAATTCAACAATAAAATTTAAAGATAACGGAAAAGATAGAATACTTAAAAATTCAGAAGTTATTTATTATGCTTTTTATTGGGGAAAAACCTATTTCAAAAACGACAAAAAATTCCCTATGAGTGCAGCTATGTATGATTTGATAAAACCCGCACAGGTATAAATAATAAATAAAAATTTAAAAAAAAAAATCAGAATTTAAGAATTCTGATTTTTTTTGTGATATATAGGATAAATAAAAATTAAAAAAAATGGTAAAACACATCAAATTATTTGAACAATTTATCAACGAAGAAGCTAAGTTTGATAAATTTATAGACATCACAAAGATAATAGGTGATGGTAAAGGAGGAGCTAGAATGGACTTTGCAAAAGGGTGTACGGTAAAAGATAAAGACGGAGAAACTGTTTCAGTTTCGGATGAAATTTTAGTATACGACAATGAGATCGAAATAGGTCTGTCTGACGAAGGAGGATATCAAATAGGAGAAGTTCTTTCTGGAAGTATAAATTTATCTAAATTAAAAGGATTAAATCTAGATTTAACTAAAGCCGTAATGAAAGATGATTTTAGAAATCTAAAAATTAATAATGGTATTTTAACTTTCGAATATACTATACCTAAAGATTTACCTGCTAAATTGAAAGATATGTATTCTAAGAAAAAGACCGGGGTTTTTGATAAATTCAAAGAAATAGCAGGGATTCCTCCTAAAGAAAAAGTTCCTAATTTTTCGATATGCATTCCTTCTTCTTCTATAGAAGATTCAGGAAAATTAATTATAACTATCTTATTTAGCCAGGATACTCAGCTTTCTTAGTAAAGTAATAAAGTTTTAAATGAAAAATTAAACCAGGATCCAAAAGATTCTGGTTTTTTTGTCTATTTATCGTAGATTCTTATTAAAGCACAAGTTTCCTGATTAGAATATTCCCAATCGATAACTCCAGTTCTAAAATCGAAAAAATAATATTTAGTTGACGTATCGTATACCATTCTTTGATTTATTTCCGAAGACCAATACCAATCTTTAGGTATTTCTAAATTCAGATCTTCTTTTAATGAATATAGATATCCGAGTTCTTTTAAAGTAGGAAGTCTAAAATCTTCTTCCCCCGACAATTTATTAAAATAAATCCAGCTTCCGTCTTTTCCTTCTTGGCGGGATTCTGGAATTTCTGCTATTATATGTCCTAGATCTATTATTATCATATTTCTCTAACTGCTAAGAATACACATTCAGCCGAATGGCTCATAGTTTTTCGAGAGATAGCTCTATCGTTAAAAAATTGGCAATCATAAAAATAAGAAAGATACCCGTCAACCCCATCTCCAACCCAGTATCTCGGTTCATTGAATCCAGATCCCCTTCTAGTAATAAGATTTCCTACAGTAGAAGTAGATTCCCAGAAATCGGAAGATCCTGCGTAGCATAAATCTTGACAAAGGTATTTAATTTCTTTTAGATTAGGTAATCTCCATTCAGGGCCTAATTTTTCACATTTTTTTATAGCATCATATTTATTCATCTCTTCGAAATCATATCCGATACAAACCTCTACCCTTCCTGCTATAAATCTTTTCATTACGACCAGCTAGTTTTATAAGGTCCAAAATACCTAAATATACAGGTTTCTGATGGATTTCTTTTAGCTATACTCTCCCAGGATTTTATTGTGTAATTAGATTCTATTTGTCCGCTGGAATTTCCCATTATTCCTCTAGAAGAATTTGATATTATATTCCCATCATTAACAACTACTCCTACGTGACCTGCTCTAGACCCTTTGCTTGTTATTATAATATCCCCGGGTTTATAATTATTTTTCCAGTCCGATATTTTTTTCCAAGGAGAACCAGATTCTCTACTCCTAGTATCTAATTCATCATATATAGTTTTTGTTCCTAAACAGATTTTGGTATTTCCTGCAAGAGAATATCCTGTAGCTCTATAAAATATCAAAGAAACAGCAGCTGCACACCCTAGATTTCCCCTTCCAGTTCCAGGTATCCCCCTTGTCGGTACATTTAAATTAGCGTAAGCAGAATTGGAAATATTTCCAATGGGTCCAGAAAAAGGCTGTTCTAAATCTGCATCTTCTCCTTTATCGGATATTCCTATTTTGGATCCATATGAATCTTGATCTTCAGAAGATAAATAAGCATCAGAATCAAGAGAAATTCCTTTTCCTACAGGGGAATCTGATGGGGAACCTCCAGGTTCTTCTTCTCCTTTTAATTCTGTTTCGTTCTCTATTTTATCGGTATTTACTGAATTTGATAGTGTTTTTCTTAAAAGAGATCCAAACAATGAAACCCCTTCGGAATCAAAAAATCCTTCTTCTATAAGTTCGTTAAATCTTTTAAGATTTTTCATTTTATATTTATTTTATATATCTCTAACGGGAAGTATATTTCCGTAATAGGCTACGTGACATAGAAATCCTCTTTGATAAGAACCATTAGAACCATTTTCATTATTTGGCATTCTTACCTGATAAAACCACCTAAGATCATCTCCGAATTCGTTACGATCTGGAATATAATCGGGTTCTCCTGGCGTGGAAGTCCAATAATCATCTTCTTTATTAAAATCTGAAAAAATATCAAATTCTAGTGATAAATTTCTTATATAAAGAAGTTCTTCCATCGTAGGAAGTCTCCACCCTTTTCCATAATTTTTTTCAATTTTTTCTTTTGTAGAATCCCAATATATATTTATGACATCCTCCGGATTATCCATATAAGCTTCTATCTTTCCGAGTTTTATAATTTTCCCCATATCTTATATATTTTTCATTTCGGCATAATTTTCTGAATATATTTAATGTATTTGTACTATAAAATAAAAATATGGAAAATTATTATATTCAAAAATTGAATTCATTAAAAGAAGTTACGAGAATTTTCGGGGTAATTCCAATTCCTAATAAAACTCCTTTAATTTTCATGATTTCCAATTTAATTCTTTCTATGATGATTGAGATTATTTTTGGAACTTATTTTATATCATTGGTTATTGCTATTTTTATCTCCTATGAGACTTATAGAAAAAATAAAATAAAATTAGAAATGCTAGAGTATTGCATAGTAGAAGAAATATTTATGGGAGAAGAATTAGAAAGAAATGGGGTCGGGGAATTCCAGAATGATTCTCCCTTTGTAACGGATGAGGACAGAAATTACATATTTAAAGATTCTCTTTCCATATTAAAAAGAAATAAATATCTCCATAAAATAAAAAATCACTATAGATTTTTATTTTCTATAGTGATTCTATATTCTATTTCTTTTATCTCTTTAAATTTTTATTTATCATAAAAAGTTGCAGAATTTAAAATTTTTCTAGATGTTAAGTAATTTCTGTAGAAATCTTTAATTTTTTCTTCTGTTTCTTCTTCTTCCGCTGCTATTTTTCTTATAGCTGCTCTTTGAGCTTTTCCTTCTAGTTTAAACAAAGGTTTTTCTTTGAGAAGATTGGTTAGAGTGTAAACTTTCTGTCCTATTAAATCGGCTCTTTTTAAAGCTTCTTCTCTTTTTTTAGCAGAAGAATCTCTAGATAATTCTGCCTTGTCCCTATTTACAGTATATTCCATAGAATCCTGAATGCATTCAGAAGCTAAATTTGATATTTGAACCGGATTCATAGTGGAAAATTTTTCGAAAGCTTTAATTACCTTAGGGTACAATGCTTCAGAAGAAGTTTCTCCTACTCCCTCTATCAAATTGATAAATTTACTTACAGTTCTATATACTGTACTCGTAGACTCGAGTCCTATAGCATCAGCTAGAGCTGGATTAGTTATAGAAAAAGCTCTTGTATTAGGATCAATTTCTCCAAAATCCCTTATCCCGTCTATCATGACCAAATATGCCCCATCTTCTCCTTCAGCTCTTCCTAAGGCCTTAAGGTACAAAGCTGCTAACTGCGGCTCGGATATAATTTGATAATCTCTTGCTAAAGCAGCTCTTTCTCCTCTTGTAAGAGGTCTTTGTAGTTCTTCTTCTTCCCCATCTTCATATATTGGATAATATCCAAAATCTGAATGACTTTTAATTTTTTCATATAAAAAATCTACAAGATCTTTTTCGTAATTTTGACTCGTATATTCTTCAAAAATTTTTATTTTTTTCATAAATTTAAACTTTAAAATAGTGAATAATGATTTGGATATTTACTTTCAGGGTCATAAATAATGTCTGCATATTTACCCTGTTCATCAAATGCGTATATGATCCCAATTGATTTAGTAGAATAATCTATATACCATTCTCCTTTAAGTATTTTCCATTCTTTAGGATTTACTAAAAATCTACCGCTAAAATATAAATTTCCATAAACTCCCAAATCGCTATTAAAATTAAGTTTAGGGTTTTCGGATCTTTTACAAGGAACTGCATAAAGAGCTATGTCATTAAGGAACGGAAAACAATGTAATATAGCTCCTGGCCATTTATTTCCTTTTATTTTTAGATCTTCTAAGGTGGAAGTTGTTTTTTCAGGAATACCACTACTAAATAAATCCGTACTTTTATATTGGCTTTTATTTACAATTCCTCCTCCTCCACTTCTGCTGTCTGCTTTAATACGGGGTAATTGATTAGTAGTATTTAAGGGCTCTACGCTTTCTATCATGCTTTCAAATACCTCTTCCGAAGGAGCTTCTATAGAATCTATTCCCTTAGTACTAAAATATATATATTGTGCAGTACTCATTCCAGTTGTAGAAATTAAGGATTTCCATTTTCTATTTTTTCGAGAAACAAACCCCGAATAATCTTTATCAGATATATCAGCGGGATAGAAAGGAAATTCCTCTGAAGATAAAAATTTAGGACTATTTTGATCAGAAAAAGCATTTAAAACCCCGGAATTGTTAAACTGTCCTGGCTGCATAAAAGTTACTCCCGATCCCCTTTTTCCTGAATTAGGACCATCAAGTACCTCGTAGCTTAAATAAGGATCTTCGGAATTCGAATCGTAATAAATTCTTATTTTTCCGTATAGCTGATAAATGTCTTTATAGTGAATTTCGCATTCTCCTTTATCCCCTTTTTTGACTATTTCGGCTCCAGGAATTTCAGGAATAGGAGTTTTCCATCTATAATTATCCTTATAGGTTTTTAAAAATTCTTCAGAATATCCCAAAAGGGAAGTAAAAGAAGAATTATAGGGTTTATCAAAAACCGGATATCTTGTTCCTCCTTCATCTTTCCATTCAAAATTTCCTCTTTTTCCTTTATTGAGACCTGAAATAACTTCATATTCTTTAGTCTCTACATCAATATCTTCTTCGGACAATTCTCTTAGAACAACTTCTCCTCCGAAAAGAGGACTTGATCCAAGAAACCCCTTATAATCTTCATCGTACTCCCATTGGGTATTTATCGATACCCCAGAATCCGATAAATCAGGATCTATCTCTGATTTTTCTTTTGGCTTTATTTTTCTTTTTTCGCCTTTAATGATTTTGGTCATTATCTTAGAAGCATCACTTCCGGTAAGCCAGGATTCATTAAGATAAGTTCTATAGTCTTTTACTCTTCTCATACTATTTTATGTCTGTAGATTCTAGAAGAGTATAGCTAAATTTGTTTCCGTGAATTTTTGAAGCTTTTTTACATATAGCCATAAAAGAATCGAAATCTTTTACTCTCTTAAATACCTGACAACCTTCTGACCAATTTTCTACCCATGTAGAGTCTTGACCTGCTTTATGTATGTTAATACCAAACATTCCAGTATCGGTAACATTTTCTTCAAAAACTAAATCTCTATTGGCATCTCTCCATACAGTAACATTTCCGTTTCTTTGACAAAGAGCATCATATTTCCCCTGGTGTTTATCCACTTTCCAAACCCCTCTGTACTGTCCTGGTACTAACCTGGCTACTCCGTTTCTATTGTGAAATTGCTGAACCCCTTTTTTTCCAGGATCGCAGGTAGCCATCCAGCAAAAAAATTGCCAATCTCCTTTTTCGTCTTTAAATGATATAGTTAAATGATCATCAAATACATTAGTTACTTTTCTATAGACAGAAGGAGAAGTATTTCTAATTCCTACGATATTAACGTCATAAGTTTTATTAGAAGTATCTTCAAACCATTTATACCCTTTAGATTTTACAGCAGTTTCAATTTGTTCTCTAGTATATGACATAATTTTTTAAATTTTAAATTCCATTTTATATATCCTATCTTAAAAAATTTTTGATGGAATCATTAAAATATTCCCAAGAAGAATTTAAAGATTTTCTATCTTTCGGAGAGGTTATAAAGAAAGTCAGATTTCCATTCCTGGTTATTTGGCAATCTCTTTCAGGGGATTCCATTAAACACCTTTGTATTTCTCCGGAAGGATCTACGATTCCAATTATCCCTTTTTTTCCGTGTTCCCTTGATATTTCAAGAAAAGATTTTTGGTCCCAAGGTATTCTATAATTAGGGTCTTTATAAATGTGGGATTTATTTGTTTCCGGGTCCTTTAAAGATATTCCTTTTTCTCTTATTTGATTTTCTTCGGAACAAAGAGATTTATATATTTTATTGTAAAAAGAGTCCGGGTTAAAATGTCCAGAACAAGAAGGTGTTGTTGGTATTCCCTTTCTGTGAAGAATCTGAACCCCTTCTTTTAGAGGTCCGTCTAAAGTGTCGTAAAATTTTCTAGATTTTGGAATTTCTAAAGGAGACAATCTTTTTATCGAATAGTACCATTCAGATTCTTCAGGCTTTACCCATGAATATTTATGAAACTCTTCATGCGGAACAAAATCTGGACTTGCCTTATCCAGAGGATTTGATCCGTTTTTAATAGATTCGAATAAAGAAAAAGAATAAATCATATTTCTATATATCACAAAAATCCCCCGAATGATTGTACGGGGGATTGTAAAAATTACTTCTTTTTATCGATTACCGACCAAATAAGACCAGCTAAAGTGATAGCAGATCCAGAAAGTTCTGCCCAAGTAGATTCGTCAAAAAGACCTTTAGTTACTAGAATACCCCCGATGAACGTTAGTGCGTGTCTAGCAATTCCTAAAATTTGTTCTCTTGTCATATCATTTATTTTTTATGGTTAATACATTCTATATATCTCTTTTTGATTAAAATCTTTTAATCACATAGAGTTTTCGACTAGATCTCGTATAAGCTGTGTATTTTATACGATTTCTTTCTACAATATTCCAATTAACATCTATATCATCTTCTAAAAGAAATACCGTGTCGTAAGTACTTCCTTGCGCCTTGTGTGCAGTTATTGAATAACCGTACATAACATCTGCGTATCTTCTTAAAAAATTATAATAGACTATCCAACTCTTATCCTTTCCCTTCTTATTTATAGCTCTTAATTTAAGTATATTTGCAAGTTTTTTAAATTCCCCTTCACTGTCTTCATGTAGGATTCTAATAGTTCTCTTTACCAAATCGTCATCTTCGTCCAAATAGGAGACTAAAGCTTCATAGTGCTTTAATGTTATAGGATAAGGATCATCATCGGGATGATCTGATACTTTAAACCTTAAATCTTCAGATTCTACTTCAAAAGATTCCACCGAAAATTCATCATTTGTATTAAATATTATTGTGTCCTTTTCTAAAATAGGAGAATTTGCTATAAGTTTTTCTCCTATTAGTATCTTAGAGGAAAGAGCTTCGTCTCCGTATATAACTTTTCGAACTAAATCGTTCATAGAGGATATTGTCTTATTTCTCCATCCTATAACTTTGCAATACTCGGAATCTTTAGAAAAGGTATCTGTTTTATAATACTTTTCTAATATAGCTCTAAAAGAAGATCTGGATTCTGGGGAATTAAGATTTATGAATTCGATTCCTTCTCCAATCTGATTTAGTTTATTACTAGAAGAAATTCCTGAATCCGGATTTGTAATATTCTTTCTTATTTTTACTGAAGATTCTATTATAGGATTTCCCTCTTTCTGTCTCATTATCTGTCTGAGATTTAGGGTTTTTATCCTATAACCATCTAGAAGTTCATCCCTAAATGGAATACAATCCGGTCTTCCTACTGGAGGTATCTGAGCCGGATCTCCCATAAAAATGATCTTAGTCTTATCCCTATATTTAAGAAGTTCCTCAAAAAGATCATCATTAAGCATAGATACCTCATCAACAATAAGAAGCTTTAGAGTTCTTATCTGGGGTTTAAAATCTCCATCATTAACAAATATCTGTTGTCCGTCCGAAGTGATCTTTTCTGAAAGTCCTAATATTTTATGAACAGTTTGGAACTGAACCCTTGAGCTGGATATGCCAGTTGCTTTTCTTATTACGCGTACTGATTTATTAGTTGGACCGGTAACACCAACTTTGTACCACAGACGAGTCGGCTGTATGACGTCTAAAACGTATCTAACAAGAAGACTTATCGTATACGTTTTTCCAGTTCCGGCCCACCCTTTAAGAACGTATATGGAATCGTCATTTAGGTCCCTTATAAAATCAACAAGGGAATCAAAAGCCTTCTTTTGATCTTCATTTAGTGTTGATGTATCAACTTTAGGAACGTACTCTTTCTTTTTTACTTTAGACATTAATTCTTATATAATTTTATTTTTTTTAGTTTCTTTTTACTTTTTATTTTTTTTCTACAAGAAAATCCCTATATTTGATCTATAAATAATTTATTAATTTAATTTAAGAGCCATGAAAAAGTTAGTTTTAGTTTTAAGTTTAGTTGGGATTTCTATTGGTAAATCTTTTGGATCAGTTAATGATTCTATTAAATACCCTATAGAGGATTCCAAAAGAATTTCTATCATCGAAGGAATAGAGAATGTTATCCTAAAAAATTATCCGGGATCAGAAGAATATAAGGTATTCGAGAGTAGAATTGATGACTATATTAATCAAAAAATGACAGGAGAAAAATCTAAATTTACTTCAAATTTTCCGGACACCTACTTGATAATTACTTTTAATAACGATCCTACCGTAGATATGATCACAGAAATAGTTCAAAATAGAATAGATTGGATTAAGTCTTCCGGATACCCTATTACCCCGGACCGTCACTTTACAAAATTCGTAGAGAGAGATGGAAAATTATTCTTAGTAGTAGCTTTAGATGAGACCTACATATACCCATCGGATAAAAAATCCTATAATTAATTAAAACAAAAACTCCGAAATTAATTTCGGAGTTTTTTATTTTTTATTTTTTATTTTTATTTGGGCTTTTTGAATTTGGGAAGAGAATACTCAATAGAAATAGCATATTGTATAATTTCCACTGAATCTGCTAATATAGGTTGATTTACCACAAGATCAATAGGTCTTGTTATCTCCTTACTATCTCCTTGAAGTACTCCTCTTACTTTTAAATAAACTTTTCTAAAGTTAGGGTATTCCTTTGCATCGTCTGTTTTTTGTATTTTACTAAAGTCTTTATCGTCAACCTTAACTTTTCCCACCAACTCAGGATAAAGTGTTTCCAAATGCTTTTTAACCGCATTTGCTCTAGACACAACCAATTTTTTATTAATCTCGCTATCCGGTCCTTTTTTGTCTCCGCTAGATTCATAAGAAGCTCCTCCTACTATTGTTATTGATTCGGGAGAGGCAGCCAAAGGAGCAAGTGCTGCGGTTAGCATTTTATCCATTGCATCTTTTTGTTTAGGGTTAATTACGGTTCCGTTTTGATCGAACATTCCATCACTTCCGTCTACTTTAGCCTCATATTCTGTAACTTCTCCTGGAATTACTTCTTTTATGAAGTCTTTTTTAATGAAATAATCTTCGATTGTACCTCCTGCGCCATAACCTATTTCTCCTATTCCGTATAGGATAAGGGTCCTTTTTACCGGATTTTTGGATGAATCTTCAGCACTAAGCGAAGGAAAACTAAAAGAAGGCAATATCTTATCTCCGAAACCGTTTTCCATCATTCCTACCGTAATTCCCGCAGCTACAGAAGAAATATACTGCATACCTACCGATCCGCTTTGAGCAACTTTATTGGATTTTTCCACAGTAACCCATTTTTCACTTTTATCTTCTTTTGAAGACGGTTTATTGTCTGCCTCGTAAATATTAGCGAGATTCATTTTCGTAAGAAGGTCATTGATATCTATCCATTCTTTATCGTAGATTTCATTCGCAGCATTGCAATTTGCAATACTACCATTAATGTTGGCAACCTTAACCTTACCATTAATTAGAGGTGCATAAACATGTTTCTTTATCTCTGTGGTAGTCTTTTCCGAAATCTGCATTAAGTCTGGGGATCGGTTATCATCCATGCTAGAGTCTATACCGTCATCGAAATAAGTTAAATTGTCGCTTAGAATATCCAAGGAATTCTTAAGATGTTTTTGGAATGTTGGGGCTTTATCGAAAGCTTTTCTTGCCGATTGAAATCCTTGAATTGCATCCGCATCTAAAAAATTATTGAGATTGCTTATGAGGTCTTTGTAAGTTTTTACCTCAGATTCATTAACAGAATTGTTTAAAAAATCTACGAAAGCACCAAAGCTTTCAAATACCGGTCTTGTTTTCATATTTTATTTTAAATTATTAATTAAATTATATATCTTTCTTTCTTTTATTTTTTTATATTTTATTTTTTTTCTACAAGAAAATCCCTATATTTGATCTATAAATAATTTATTAATTTAATTTAAGAGCCATGAAAAAATTAGTTTTATCCATCTTTTTAGCTGGATCGTTAATCGGAGGAAAATTATTTTCTCAAGAATCCCAATCTTCTGATTTTATAATCGAATACGACAGTAGAAATAGCTTATCCCAGATAGAAGAAAAAGCAAAATCTCTGTTGCTTGTCGATTTTCCAAATATCCAGAAAACGGGAAAATTTGAGAAAACAGTTAATTCTTATTTAAATGCTAACGGTCACCCTTCTCTTTCCCAAATAAAAGAGACTTCGAATTTTCCAACAGAAATTACATCTATAATTTTCCCTAAGGACTATTTTTCAGACGATCAGGTAGCAAGAGAATCCGTTGTTATTCTTAAGGATTTATTAAAAGAACACGGGTATTACGGGGTTAAAAACGAGGATTTTAAAGAATTTGATGTAAGAACCAAAATCGAAGGGGAGAATTTAAAAGTAATAATTTTTGTTTCCGAATAGATTTTTAAATATAATAAAAAACCCTTAGACTCAAGAATCTAAGGGTTTTTTTATTTTTTTAGAATTATTTATTTATCTTCGAATTGTTTTTTATCACTTGATAATTCTGGATAATCGTATCTATAGGCTATTAAACAATTATCGAATGTATATTGTCTTGCCATTTTTTTCTCGGTGTAAGTTACAACTTTGGATTCGGTTTTTTGTTCATCTAAAGATTTTTTAGTTTCGTCGTAGATTTCACCTGTTACTTTTAATGAAACCGATCTCCAATCTGCCATTTTATCGTCCTCCGATCCCTCTCCTTCTTTTGGCTGTACTTTTATTTCTCCTGGCTCAATAGAAGCTCCCGAAAGAGAAGAATTAGAATCTTTGGCTAATTCTTGTAAATATTTTACCATCTCATCTCTTCTTGCTCCTGCCAATTCTTGATTGTCTTTCCAAGGAGAACCGGCATCTCTTTTATCAGCACTTCCGTCTACTACGATTGTATTTATTTTAAGAAACATCCTCGAAAGAGAAGCTGCTGCAGCTTTACCAGCTTCAGTTAATTCTGCTTTATTAGTTACATAAAATGTGGTTTTTCCGTCCTCTTTAATTTTTAACGGATATTCTTTTACTCCCATATAATTCTTAGTTTTATCCGGAGAAACCAACTTTTGTCTGGATTCTATACTTAGAGGCTCCTTACTATTAGCATCTTTCTTAATTATAGGAAATATGTATTTAAATTGGGTAAAAAACGCATCGGAAACAGATCCAGCTCCATAGCCGGTAGGGGTACCTAGAGTAACTATAGAAGAGGGATTTAACTCTCCAAGAGGAGTTACTACTATTTGGGAATTTCCTTCTGTTACCGTAAGAACTAATTGATCTTTTGGATTTGCCAGAGGCATTTGATTATAGACTTTTTCTTTCCCTTTAATAATTTTCTTTACCGTTTTTACGGATTTTATATTTTCTTTCTGGATTTCTAAATTCTTCATGAAAATAGAAGCATTATATGCAGCTATTAAAGCTAGCATTTCGGAATAGGTCATAGTTTGAACCCCTTTTTCTATCGAGGTGAAATCTTTAAGACTAGGAGCTCCTTTAACTTCCACACTTCCGGAATCCCCGTAATCGTAAGGCGCAATCTTATCAATTATTCCTATGGAGAAAATACCAAATGATTCTTGGTCTATCCATTCTTCGGTTGACAAATCTCGAATAACAGAAGAGAATTCTTTTAATTCTTTTGCTGCGTCAGGAACCGAATAAGCTGAAACCTGTAGATTTTTTACTGCTTCTTCAAATACAGAATCGTTATCTAATCCTCCTTTAAGCTTCAAAAGATCAGGAAGACTAAAGCTATTTCCATTTTTTAGTTTTTCGTAGATCTCTCCTTCCATTAAGGTGGATATAGATCCGGGATTTCTCAATTCCATTTCATAAAGATTAGCAACGAAATCACTAAAGTTTTCAAATACTGGTCTTGTTTTCATATTTTATTTTTAGTTTTTAAAATTATAATTTATATATCTTCCTTTTTTTCTTTTTTTTTGGATTATTTTAAAAAATCTAGGATTTGTGAATTTGATTCATCTACAGAATAAACTAGGTATTGGGGTTTATACCCTTCTACAAATTCCTTCGTGTCTTTATCGTAAACTATATTTACATCTCCTGAGCATTTCAGAAAATAAGAGTTACCTTCTAGAACCATTTCATTTATTTTGGTTTTTATAGTTCCTTTTTTCTCCCTAGTTCTTCCATCTATTACATCTATAGTTAAAGAGGTTCCTTTATATAGATCATTGAAAGATTCGGATTCATTAACTCGAGAAAGATCGGGATTTGATGGATACCCTCCACGCTCGTGGATTTTTTCCCAAACCCTGTCTGCAAATTCAGATTCTTTTAGATGATCTTTTATGTAGGTATGTATAGATCTAGCTTCTTCGTAATACTCGAATTTCACAGCAGCATCCAATAAACTCTCTAGATCTTCTTTAGAAAGGCTAGAATAATCTATCGTCTTTAGCAAAGCTCCTAATTGAGATGCATCTAAAGTAGAATAATCTGTATTTTCAGGGGCTGAAGTTTTTTCCTGTGGATTATAGTTGTCGTCGTTATCTATTCCGTTGATTTGTTTTTTACGCAAAGCTTCTTCTGCCTGGAATTTTCTTACCCGGGAGATTACATCATCAATTATTTCCTGTACAGTTTCCCTGTATTTATCAGAATTAGATAGCATGGAAAGTATAATATCATTAAATTCAGGAGCAGGGTAAGTAAATAAAGCTCCCATTACATGTTCTCTTAGATTAGGAATCTCGTCATTCTTGATCTCTGTAAATGTGTTCAAGTAATTTCTGATAT